ATCCTGCAGCCCGTCGACCGCGGTATCGACTTCGTCGGCCATCTGATCAAACCCTGGCATACGCGGACGCGACGCCGCACGTTCAACGATGCGATCGCCAGGATTCGGCTGGCACCGGCCGAGGACCTCCTGCAATCGGCAAATAGCTACTTCGGGCTGATGCGGCAATCGAGCGCCAGCCACACCGACCGCGCAGGGCTGGCCAAGGTCCTGCTGCAACGCGGCCATACCGTCAACAAGCAATTCACGAAAACATTCCGGAGAACTTCATGATCGTCAGGGAGATTACGCATTTTCACTTCTGCTGCGGCATTGGTGGCGGCGCCAAAGGGTTCAATAAAGCAAACCCGCGTGTCGGCAACCTGCAAGCGAAATTCCGCTGCCTCGGTGGCGTCGACGTCGATCCTTCGGCCATTCGCGATTTCAATCGGATCGTCGGCGTGCCTGGCACCGTGATGGACCTTTTCACCCGTGAACAATACACCGCCTTCCACGGCAAGGAGCCGCCGGCCGGATGGCGCGAAATGGGTCCGGCGGACGTGCGGCGTGCCGCCGGCAACGAGCGACCGAATATCGTGTTCATCTCGTCGCCGTGCAAGGGCGCATCCGGCTTGCTCTCCGAGAAAATGAGCCAGACGGCCAAGTATCAGGCTTTGAACTCCCTGACGCTGCGTTGCGTCTGGCTGATGTGCGAGGCGTGGCAGAGCGATCCGGTCGACCTGATCGTGTTCGAGAACGTGCCGCGACTGGCAACGCGCGGCCGGCACCTGTTGGACCAGATCAATCAGATCCTGCAACGCTACGGGTACGCCGTCGCCGAGACGACACATGACTGCGGCGAGATCGGCGGACTGGCGCAATCCCGCAAGCGCTTCCTCTTGGTGGCGCGCCACATGGAGAAAGTCCCGCCGTTCCTGTATGAGCCGGAAAAGAAGAGCCTGCGCGCCGTCGGCGACATCCTCGGTCGCATGCCCTTTCCCGGCGACGAAGTCGGCGGCCCGATGCATCGCATTCCGCGCTTGCAGTGGAAGACATGGGTGCGCCTCGCTTTCGTCGAGGCCGGAAGCGACTGGCGATCGCTGAACAAGCTGGCCGTCGAGAATGGTCATCTGCGCGATTACCTAATCGTGCCGGAATACCGCTCAGACTACCTTGGCGTCAACCGCTGGGACGAACCGACGGGCGCTCTATCCGGCCGCAGCACGCCGACGACGGGTGCGTATTCCGTTGCCGACCCGCGTTTCGACCAATCCACAAAATGGCACGATGGCCAAGCCTACGGCGTGCGCCAATGGTGCGAAGCGAGCGGCACGATCGCCGGGCAGCAAACCCCAGGACAGGGCGCGTATTCGGTTGCGGACCCTCGTGCGCATGGCGCCGACCATCATAAGAACGTCTACCGGATCATTCCATGGGGAAGCCCTGCAGGCACGATCACTTCCGGCCACGGGCCAAGCAGTGGCGGCGGATGCGTTGCCGATCCCCGCACCGGCAAAACGAGTCACTCTGGATTCGGCGTCACAGGCTGGAATGAGACCGCCGCGACCGTCGCCGGCGAATCGCTGCCATCAAACGGTAATTTCGCCGTAGCCGATCCAAGATCGACGTCCGGATTCGGCGGTAAAGGCAAATACATCGTCACGCCATACAGCAGTGCTGCGAATACCGTGATCGCCGGCAGCACGACTGGAAACGGTGCATTTGCCGTCGCGGACCCGCGAACCGGCTTCGGAGATAGCACGCATTGCAATGTTCTGCACGTCGCGGATTGGGATCATGCCTCAAAAACAGTGACTGGATCGAATCACCCATCCGGTGGTGCGCTGTGTGTGGCCGACCCTCGAACGGGCATGAACCGCGGAAAGGGCGACAACTACCTGACGGCCGGGCACTACGGCGTCGTGCCGTGGGAATCCGCGTGTGGAGCGGTCAGCGCGGCCGCCGGGCACGACAACGGCCGCTGGTCGGTGGCAGATCCGCGAATCGACGCCTTGCCGGCCTTGGACCAGAAGACGATCGCAATCATTCGCTCGCTCGATGGCACTTGGCATCGGCCATTCACGACGCTTGAGCTCGCCGCCCTTCAATCGCTCATCGAACCCGAGGAATATCTTCGGCTAGACGGCATGAGCGACAGCGTCTGGCGCGAGCACATCGGGAACATGGTTCCGCCGGATGCAGCAACCGCTATCGCCGACGTGATGGGCACTACACTGCTGCTCGCCTGGTCGGGTGAGACGTTCATGCTCAGTCATACGCCGATTTGGGTTCGAGACGTCGCAATCGCACTGTCTCTCGCCAAGGGAGAAGCGCCATGATCGATCGCACGACCGAACTCGCCCTCCAGATCGCCGACAACGCCGCCAGCAGCGACATCGAGTGCCATTGCGTTCCTTCGAAGGAGCCGACCAACGCCGAAGAGTTCCGGACGTGCTTCTACGACATCCAGAACGTGACCGATCCAGAGACCGCCGCGACGGTCGCGACCGCCCTCGAATACCTCGAGCTGCGCGGCTTGCTCCGAAGGCATCCAGACAACCCGGCCTGGGTGCGCCCCATTCACCACTACGAAACCGCGGAAGCCGCGTAACCGCCCATCACCGAAAGGATCTCCCCATGTGGTTCAAGAATCTGCAAATCTATAGGCTTCCAGCGCCTTGGGCGATGACGGCCGAGGAACTGGCCATCGCACTGTCGGCGCAGGCTTTCCGCGAATGCGGAAGCCTCGACACCAGCTCCGTCGGCTGGGCGGCGCCGCGCGATGACGACCAGCTTGTCCATGTCGTTGGCGGTCAGTTCCTGCTGCGACTGGAAACCGAGGCGAAGCTGCTGCCGACGTCGGTTATCAACCAGGTCACCAAGGAACGCTCGGCCGAGCTGGAAGAGCAGCAAGGCTTCGCGCCGGGGCGCAAGCAGATGCGCGACATCAAGGAAAAGGTGACCGACGAGCTGCTGCCGCGCGCATTCTCGGTCCGCCGGTCGACATCCGTCTGGATCGACCCGAAGCATGGCTGGCTGGTCATCGACTCGGCAAGCCCAACGAAGGCCGACGAGGTGCTGAAGATGCTGCTCAAGAGCATCGAGAAATTGCCCGTCCAGACCTTCCGCGTGGCGCGCTCGCCGATCGCCGCGATGACGGACTGGCTGGCTGCCGACGAGGCGCCGGGGAATTTCACGGTCGACCAGGACACCGAGCTGCGCGCGACCGGCGAGAGCAAGGCGACGGTCAAGTACGTGCGGCATACGATCGAAGCCGAAGAGGTCCGCCGCCACATCACCGCCGGCAAGCAGTGCACGCGCCTGGCCATGACGTGGACGGACAAAATCTCCTTCGTGCTCACCGAGGCCCTGACGCTCAAGCGCATTGCGCCGCTCGACATCCTGCGCGAGAACGGCGCCGAAACCCTGAATGACGTCGAGCGGTTCGATTCCGATTTCCTGCTGATGGCCGGCGAACTGAATCGCTTGCTCGGCGACCTTGCCCAGGCGCTTGGCGGGGAAGTGAACGAGCAATCGGACTCGGCGCAGGAATCCGGGAAGAAGGCCGCATGATCTCGCTCGCCTACTGCGCCCTGCTGACCGTGGCAGCCGGATACGCCGGCTGGCTGTGGCGCGTCATCGACCAGGACAGCACGCTCGGCGTCGTCTTCCCTATCGCCCGCTTCTTCGGCTGCGTCGTCGTCATCCTGCTGTCGGTATTTGCTTTCGTCTACCAAGGGGAATGCAATGGCTGAGAATTCCGCGATCGAATCGAAACCCGTCAAGGCGTACCAGGTCGACGACGACCATTCCGGGCACTCCGTCGTCGTCTTTGCCGACAGGTCCGTGGTGGCGCGCAAGCGTGGCGCGAACGAACTCGATCTCGAATTCGGCGAGGTATCGAGCTGCAGGCGAAAGCCGCAATACGACGCCTTTGCTTCGCAGGGCTACGTTCCGATCGACGTGCTGATCGACGACGGATGGTGGTTCGAATGCCCGCACTGCGGCCACCGCATCACATCCGACGGTGCATCGCGCTACTACGACCACGAGGAAGAGCACGACCTGCCGGTCTACACAACGCGCGACGCGGCCTATTGCGACATCCACTGCTATGAGGCCGACAAGCGCGAATGGCTATTGGCGCGCCGCCGCGAACAGGCGCTGGCCGATCGGTTCCACGAGCTGTATCCCGGCGCGACGGTCATCTGGGTGAACGAGTACGAGAAGGATGCGCGCGTGGTCTTCCGTTTCCCCGGCGGCGCGCGCAACGTCGAATGGAAGGGCAAGACCGACCTGCTGTATATCGACGAGCAGGATCTGCCGGCATGGGAAGCCTTCACCGGCAAGCCGTTCGTGCGCGTCGGCATGGAAGGACGGAACGGAGCATGAAAGAGCGCCCCATCCTGTTCAGCGCGCCGATGGTGCGCGCCATTCTCGACGGCACGAAGACGCAGACACGGCGAGTTTGCAAACCTGCGGAGAAGGCAGCGCTTTCTCTCGTGGTCGACTGCCAGCATGGGCAATTTGGCGACGAAGAAGGTGACGTCCTGTTCAAGTCTCCGTACGGCAAGCCTGGCGATCGCCTGTGGGTGCGCGAGACGTGGAACTGGTTTGACCCCATCGAAATCCCGGATCATCGGCGCGGAAGCAGAGCGCCCTTCACTGGCTGCCAAGGGGAACGAAAAATTCCGTGGGTCGCGGCGTATGCCGCTGATGGCAACCTTGAGCATGCCCACCTTGGTCACGCACTTTGGCGCCCGAGCATCCACATGCCGCGCTGGGCGAGCCGCATCCTGCTTGAAGTGACAAGCGTGCGCGTCGAGCGCCTGACCAGCATTCGCGAAGCCGATGCGCGAGCCGAGGGCGTCGCCATCGAAGACCGGCACATGCACGGCTACTGCGCGGGCGAATTTCTGCCGCCGGCAATCCGCGCCTACAGGGACTTGTGGGAATCACTCAACGGCACCGGTTCGTGGGATGCAAACCCATGGGTCTGGCTCATCGAATTCAAACGCATCACCGCATAAGGAGAAGCACATGGAAATCACCCTGCGCCAGGCCGAAAAGCTGGTCTCGTTCTTCGGTGGCCACGACACCGAAATGACGGTCATCGAAAAACGGCCGGAATGGCAAAACGAGCCGGACGGGCTGTATGCCTATGTCACCGAGTATCCCGAGGATGGCACTACTTTCCTCGGTGCGACCGACGTCGACGATGATCTAGCTGATAAGGGGCGTACCCATCGCGAAACCGCGCTTGCGGTCGGCGCCGTGCCGTTCCAGCAACGCGTCGAGCCATGGATGCAGAAGTGCTTCGGCCCCGAAATTGCCGCGGACGCGCAGGAGCGCAATCACCGGTTCCTCGAGGAATCGCTAGAACTCGTGCAGGCATGCGGCTGTACCCAGAGCGAAGCGCACCAGCTCGTCGACTATGTCTTTGGCCGCGCGGTCGACGACAAGAAGCAGGAAGTCGGCGGCGTCATGGTGACGCTCGCGGCTCTCTGCCTGGCGCAAGGCCTCGACATGGACGAAGCCGGTGATGTTGAACTGCGGCGCGTTTGGGACAAGATCGACCAGATCCGTGCAAAGCAAGCGGCGAAACCGAAGCACTCTCCGCTGCCCGAGGCACCGAAGCCTGATCATCTGAAACTGATGGCGGACGCCTTCCATAACAACGTCGTCGCCATGCAAGCCGCGGTAATCGAATGGCAGCATGGCCAAGGTCCTGAGGCCGCTATGGCGTGGATCGTGAATACCCTCGAAGGCCCTGGTCTGCTGCCGAAACCCGAAGAGCCATACAGCACCGAAGCGCAAGCCTACTTCGACAAGCACCGCGCCGATCCCTTCCCCGAATGCTTCTGCGGTCGACCGTCCAACATCTACTGGAAGGGACAAGGGTTCTGCTGTGACGCGCACCACGCCGAGGCGAAGCTGCGAGCAGTGAACGAGCCGGCCGGCGATACGGAAGCGCGAGGTGTCGCATGACAACGCCTACGATCACCGGACCGTGCCTTGGCTGCCTGCCTGCACTGAATCCGCTAGAGGACGGGTATTGCAACGTCTGCGACTACAAGGAGTCCGCACAGCCAATGCCAGAGCTGTCGGAAATTGAGTTCAATGCTACGCGCCTGCGTCGTGTCGCCAAGCTGGTCGGCCTGGAAAGCGCAGTGCCGGAAGACGACAAAACACTGATAGGCTGCATGGGTAGCGTGCTCGGCATGGTGGCGCGCGCCATTGAAGACGAGCGCGGGAAACCGGTATCAAAGGCATTGACCGATGTCGCAGCCGAGCGCGCGCGACAGATCGAAGTCGAGGGGTGGACGGCAGCGCATGATGACGAGCATGCGGATGGCTCCCTTACGGAAGCAGCAATCACGTACGCGCTGGCGGCCAACGAAAAACCGGCAGAGCGCGCTGTACTCGAATCATTCGGCTTTACGGGGCTGAGGGACACAATTCAATCAGCGTGGCCGACTTCGTGGTGCTCTACGTGGTTCAAGCCCAAGAGTCGCCGCCGCGATCTGGTTCGCGCCGCAGCGTTGTTAGTCGCGGAAATCGACCGCCTGGATCGTGCAGCTATTGCCGCAACACCAGCGCAGAAAGAAAAGTGAGTGAAATGGCCGCAATCACTTTGAGCGTAATTTCTTTCGCCCTTTCGCTGTCGCTGCTCATTCCATCGCTAGGCCGGATGCGCGATCGTCTTATCGCACGGATTTTGCCGGATAACATACTTATTCCTCTCACGCTTTGGGATGAGTGTGACGGTGAACCGATGAATGTATTTGCCGAGGAATTGCAACGACGTGACGAGGTTGCATGGAAGCGTCGATCGCTGCAGCAACAGGGAGGCGAGAAGGTATGATCCGCCGCGAACATCCGACTCTGACAGGCAGCACGGGCGCGATCTTCTCCGATTGCGAGCGGTATCGGTACCGCCTCTGGCGTGAGTGGGACAACTCCCTGCCGGCAATCTGCTTCCTGATGCTGAATCCGTCGACGGCCGACGAATTGGCAAACGATCCGACGGTTGCCAGGTGCGAGGCGCGCGCCGTCGCCATGAAGTACGGCCGCCTCGATGTCGTCAACCTGTTCCCGTGGCGCGCCACCGATCCGGAAGAACTACTGAAAGTGCCGGATCCTGTCGGGCCGCCGAATAAAGCCGACGGCGCAATCATGGATGCAGTCGATCGAGCAAGCTTGGTGATCTGTGCCTGGGGCGCGCATCGAGCCGCGGTGGCGCGTGCTGCCGAGGTCCTGCGCATCATCCGGATCGCCGGCTTCCATGGCCGTCTGTTCCACCTCGGGCTCAACCAGGATGGAAGCCCGAAGCACCCGCTTTACATCGCCAACAAAGTGAAGCCTCAGAGGTACCAGCTATGAGCGCAGTCCTGGAATCCCCCAATACACCGGAATTGCAAGAGCACGAGATAGTGCGGATCACGCGCTACCATCGCCCCTCGAAACAACTGGAATTCTTGAAGAGCCTGGGAATTCCGGCAAAGCTCAGGGCGGACAATACCGTGTGCGTGCTTCGAATGCATGTCATGCATCCATTGCCGACTCAGCAGCCGGCGAATGATGGTCCAAAACTGAAACTGAAGAAAAAATGAACCGCGCACGCAAGACAAATCGTGGCCTGCCGAAGCGCGTCTATTTGAAGCACGGTGCCTATCGATTCTTCGCTCCCCACCCGATTCGTGATCCTGCCGACGGTGAGATGAAGCGATGGATTCATCTCGCCTACGAGAAAGACGGGACGAGCGCAATGCTCGCAGCGCTCGCCAAGCTGCTCGCCGACAGGGCAAACGACGAAGGCAGCATGCCGCACCTATGCTCCGAGTTCAAGGCCAAGAAGCTCGGCAAATACACCGCAGAAACGCAGGCGCTGTACAGCAGCTATCTCGACATCATGTCCGAAGTCTTCGAGGAGTTTCAGGTCGCGCAGGTGACCACGAAGGATTTTGCCGATTTTCTCAGGTCCCAATACGGGAGCGAAGGCAAGCACAACACCGCGCAGAAAGTTGCAGCTCTAGGTCGGAAGCTCTTCCGCTACGCGATTTCGGAACTCGGTCTACGCCAGGATAATCCGATCGATCAACTTGATCTCTCGGACTACGAGACAAAGCGCCGCGAGATTCTGCCCACGCATGACCAGGTTGCACTGATCCGGCAGCATGGCATGCACAGCAAGGAGCGTAAGGATACCGGGAAGCGGCTACCGAATCCGAGCGGCGAGATGTTCGCATGCATCATCGACATGACTTACCTGTGCTGGGCACGGGCGATTGACATCCGGACGCTGAAGGAAACCCAGATCGTCGACATTTGGATCAAGTTGAAACCCTCGAAGACCGCAAAAAGCAGCGGCAAGGCCGTCGACATCATGATCACGCCGGCCATTCAGGCGGTGATCAATCGGGCGCGGGAGATCAAGAAGCGGTACAAGGTGATCAGCCCGTATCTGTTCTGCAAGACGAAGGGCGGCGCATACACGAAGAAAGGGCTGAACTCGATGTGGGTACGCGCCCGCGAGCGAGCCGGAATCACCGACGACATCCAGTTCAAGGATCTACGGGCGCTCGGTGCGACCGATGCCGCAAAGGCCGGTGCCGAAAAGGAGGCAATTCGCAAGCGGCTGGTGCACACGACCAGCAAGACCAGCGAAATTTACATCAAGGATGTGATTCCGGAGACGTCCGAAATCGACATGAATTTGCCCTGGATTACTGTCTAATACTCGAAAGTCGGATAAGGAATGATGCGGGTTGCAGGCCGATTGCTCGGATACTGTATATTAGCCGCCTCTACCGGAAACCCAGCATTCATGCGGGTTGCAGACCGGAATTTCCCTGCATGGGGTGCAGGGGGTCGGATGTTCGAATCATCTCGCCCCGACCAATCAAATCAAGAACATACAACGCTACCTGTATGTTTCTGCAGCACTGTATATTAGACACTGTCTAATATTTTCCGATCGACACACTCCTTCGAAGATCGATATGTGCGGCCGAATCACTCAGCATCGTTCGCGGAGAGATTATGGCCAGGCCGTGGGCTGGGACATCTCAGATCCTGTTCGTTGGCTCGGCGGCGATCGTGTTCCCCAGTACAACATTCCACCCGGTTTCGCCCCCTTGATACTACATACCCTGCATAAGGGAAAGGAGTACACCGATGCGGCCGTCCGATGGGGGTATCGGTCGCCATGGGCCAAGGAGCAAGGATTACCACCTACGATCAATGCCAAGATCGAGAACGTCGCGACGATGCCGTTTTTCCGACACATGTTCGCGCGCGGCCGGATTCTGGTGCCGGCGGATGGCTGGTTCGAATGGACAGGTGACAAGGGCGACAAGCAGCCCTGGTACGTACGTCTGCGATCACAGCGACCGCTGTTCCTCGCCGCCATCACGAACTGGATTCCGTACGCGGTTCAGGACAAGGAGGTCGGCCTCGTCATTCTGACGACGGTGGCCGATGGCGGTCTGGTCGACGTACACGATCGGCGCCCGGTCGTTTTCGAGGGTAAGGATGCGCGCCTCTGGATGGATAATACGCTGCCGGCGCAACAGGCCGAAGCGCTTGCCCGCACCCGCTCAGTCCCTCCGGAATCATTCGAGTGGTTCAAGGTCTCGCGCGACGTGAACAAAACCACGATCAATGAGCCGCACCTTATCGACCCGCTTCCCCTACGCCAGCCAGAGTGAACGACATACGAGAATGCGCATGTACGCTGATCCCGTCTTGACATACATTTGCGATCATCTGATCACGGGGCACCAGGCACATACCGTGCTGCTTTATGGCTCGCGCGCTGATGGCTCGGCCACGGCCGACAGCGACTACGACGTGATGGCGTTTGCACCGGTCGAGCGCGTGATTCGAGACGCGCGATACCATGAAGGCGATTACCTCGACATCTTCATATACCCCGAGCAGATGCTCGCCGAGCCTTCGGAGGCACTTCTGCACCTCCGCAGCGCGCAGATACTGCGGCAGCGAGGCACCGAAGCAGAAGCCTTCCTCGCGCATCTCGACGCCCTGTTCAAGCACGGTCCAGCTCCGTTGCCGCCCGATGAGGTTCGGGCCAGAATGGCGTGGATTCCCAAGATGCTGACGCGCATGCAACGCGGTGATGCCGAGGGCAATTACCGCCGGGCCTGGCTGCTGTTCCAGCTGCTCGAGGATTACTTCCACCTCCGCCAGCGTTGGTATCTGGGGCCGAAACGATCGCTGGCCCTGCTCGAGCGAGAGGATCCAGGCGTGTACGCGAAGTTTTCGGCCGCGCTTGAGCCAGGTGCATCGCGGAAATCGATCGAAGCATTGGCTGCCGCCGTGATGAACGGCGTCGACGCCTGAGCAATCATTGACGAGGATCCCCCTATGTGTGCCAACTACCGCCCGACCCGACGTGAACTGATCGAACCGCTTTTCCAATCTGGCCGCCCGGATTCCGAATATCCGCTCGATGCGTATCCAGGGCACATGGGGCCAATGATTCGCGCGCCGCGGGATGAAGGAACCGAGGGACAGCGCACATGCGCCGTCGGCATGTTTGGGCTCGTGCCGCATTGGTCGAAGGACACGAAGATTGCCCGGAATACCTACAACGCACGGACGGAGACTGTCGCCGAAAAACCAAGCTACCGCAACGCGTGGAAGCGCGGGCAGTTCGCGATCATTCCGGCCGAGTCGATTTTCGAGCCGCGCTACTTTCGACTCGACGGCGGCCTCGATCTCGGCGATGAGCATGCGAAGGAACCCGAGTTTCGAAAGGAGCGCTGGGAGATCATGAGCGCGGACGGCTCCCCGCTGGCGATCGCGGCGATCTGGGAGTATAAGCACGACGGGCCGAACGGCATGCCCCTGCTGTCGTATTCCATGCTGACCATCAACGCCGACGCGCATCCGGTCATGAACCAGTTTCACGCGCCCAACGATGAGAAGCGGATGGTCGTGATGCTTCGGCCGGATCAGTACGATGATTGGCTCAACTGCCCGCCGAAGGATGCCCCCGACTTCTTCAACCAGTACCCTGCGGAACTGCTTACGGCACATGCAGCGCCCAAGGCTGTTCGGCCTTGACCAAGGCGACGGAACTTTTTTACACACAAATACACAAAATAGTTGCATCCGCTTTGTTCGTGTGTATAATTACACACAACAACATTCGGAGACGCTTATGAAATCTCAAGAGCTGATACGGATGCTGGAAGCAGATGGATGGAAGTTGGTTCGAGTGACCGGCAGTCACCATCAATTCAAACATCCGACCAAGCCGCTCTTGATTACGGTACCCCACCCTAAGAAGGATCTGCCGATCGGAACTGTCCACAGCATCCTGAAGACTGCCGGTCTGAAATAGGCCGGCAGTTTTTCAAAAGATGCTAGGGGAGTTGATAGGAATATGGCATTAAATTAAGAGGTTCATCATGGAAATCCCCGTCGTAATTCATAAGGACGATGGGAGCGTCTATGGAGTGACAGTACCGGATGTCCCGGGCTGTTTCTCCTTCGGCGACACCATCGACGACGCAATGAAGAACGCAAGGGAGGCAATCGCTCTACATTTTGAAACACTCTTGGAGATGGAAGAAGACATCAACATTCAGTGTTCAACGATCGAAGAGCTCGCGAAGTCTCCGGACTATGCAGGGGGCGTCTGGGCGCTCGTTGATGTTGACCTGTCACAGCTCGATAAGAAGCCTGAACGGATCAATGTCAGTATCCCTCGTTTTCTTCTGAAAAAAATCGATTCTTACGTCGAAAAGCGGCATGAAACAAGAAGCGGATTCCTTGCCCGCGCTGCGTTAAGTGCCATTGCCGAAGAAGCTCACGTACTGGCTCAAGGGTAGTGAATGTAAAAATATGGGGAAAGCCCGCCAATCGGCGGGCTTTTTTCTCGACGCGGGATCAGATTGCCGGCCGCGTCGAGCACATGGTCGCCGCCGTGGAATAGGAAGCGCGGGCTCAGCTCTGTCAGGCGCATTTACTTGCCATCGGGCCGCTTATCGAGCCCCTGCGTTTTGAGCATGTCCGCCACGTCGTCGATGTGCAGGCAATCGCACATGCATGCGCCAGCTTGGGAGCTCACAGGTGCAATCGACCCATTGCAGTAGTCGTTGCCAGGCATAGCTCCATGCAGCACGCCGAACGCGGTGATCTTACCGCCGCTCAGTTGAACGATGATGTCGCCATTCTTTGCCTCGCGGCCATTTCGATAATGCATGTCGATTCCCTTTCAGTTGATGGTAGTGCAAAAAACTCTGCGTCGGACTGCGAATTAAGCGATCCGGCCGTCGACGATCGTGTGGCCGTTGCCAGCCGCATCCGCCTCCCAGGAGCTCTCGCCGCCGATCTGCACGCCCTCGTAGATCGCGATACGGCGCCATTCCGGGATGTGTTCCACGTCCATCGCCTCGAGCAGCACGCGGTTTGCCGTGTGCTCATCGCAAATCTCGTGGTGGTGGAACAACCAATCGTGGATCACGGCCGCCTTGTGCGCGCTGTCACCGAAGAGCCAGTACGCGAACGGCACGCGCGGCACGCTGGCGAAATCGGTCAAGAATCCGGCCTCGATCGTGATCGCACGGCCGAGCAGGTCGGATTGATAGACGAAATCCTTTTCGACGCGCCAGATGCCGCGGCCGCTGTTTGCCGTATCATCAACGCACACGACCTCCAGCTCGGTCAGGAAGGCGCTCATGATGCGCCGATCGGCTGATTAGCCTGCACATTGGCCAGCGTGGCGTTGTACTGCGCCTTGGCCAGTCCGATCATACTCGGCGCGATGGCCGCAGCTTTCGCGACGACATCAGCATCGTTTCCGGCGGCCGTCAGCGCCTGCTTGGTAATGGACATGGCGGTGTCGAGCTTGCTTGGGCCGGGCGCGTGCGGCGCCATCGCCTCGATGCTGGTCACGACCTTCTCGACGAGGGGGAAAAGCTGGGTTGCGACGGCCAGGAAGGCGTCGAGTTCTTGCAGTTGGAGCAGCATGGTTGACCTCTCAGTCTTTACAGTGGATACCGACGAATAAGCCGTCGACGGCGGCGGCGTAGAATTCGAGCAGATCAACCGCGCTGGGCGAAGATCTGCTCGGCCTGCTTTTTTGCGGTGGAGTCAGTGGCGTCACCTTCAGACTGCATCCCGGCTTCGGCTGCTGGCGCAAGAGCTGGCAGAGTTGCCGGTGCAGACTCGATGCGCACGGCTCCTGCGGCTGCAGTCGTGGCGATGGCGGTCGGCCGGGCGGGAAGGAATCCGGCGTGCGGGCTGGTGATCTGATTGGTGAACCAAGCGCCAACGCCAGCAACAGCCAGGCTGATCTCGAACGCCAGCCGCGGCGGGATGTCGACGCTAATACCGGCGATTGTGTCGATGCCGAAAGCATGCAAGCCGCTGATGACCAGCAGGATGAGCGCGTTGATGCGCTGCACCTGGTTATGCGCGTCGTGCCATCCAGATGGATCGGCGAGCGCCTCGCCTTCGCGAAACAGGTTCCAAGCCCATGCGATTTTTCCGAACATAATTCCTCCTCCATTTCAGGCAACGCTGCCGCCGGCTGCGACGTATGCGGCCTGCAGGTCCGCCAGCTTCTGTTCGTGCTGGCCATAGCCGGCCCCTGGCAGGCTGGCCCATCGACTGCGGCATTTCGTGATCGCTGCGGCGAAGTTCCCGGCCTCGATGTCGGCCAGGGCATGGCATTCCTTGATCAGCTGCAGCGCGATCTTGTCCTGGCTGTCCGGCTCGAAGTTCGGCAGGTTCAGCTGCGCTTTGTACGCCAACCAAATGCGATGCATGATCTGGTATCGGCCAGCGGCATCGCTGTTTGTCTCGGCGTTGAAAACGTTCGGGTGATCGGCGTAGTTGTGGAACAGCAGCGGATGTGCCGGCGTCGAGCCGACGAGTACGTTGTAGCCGTTGTCCGACACGGCCAGGAGCGCCGGCCCGATCTCGCTGTAAGCGAGCGCATCGAGGAAGGCTTGCAGATTGGGTGTCATCAATCCCCCAGCTTCGGAAATTTGCCGTGCATGATCGCGGCAATGGCACCACCGAGCAGCACGAACGGATAGATAAACTTGATGAACGCGCGCAGGTTGCGCCCGATCCATTTAAAGACCGTCGCACCAGTCTTGGCACCGTTGAATATCTCGACCAATCCCTTGGTCGAGGCCGCAATCTCCACCGTCAGCGCCGTGTTCTGCGCCAGCAACTCGCGATGCTCCTTGAACTGCTCTTCGTAAATGCGCGTCTGCTCGAATACGAAGTCGCGGAATTGTGAATCGGTCATGGCCTGCACTTTCTTCCTGCGCTCATCGTGCTTGTCCATCAGGTCGCCACCTTTCCCGGTTGATCGTGGTGGATGATTTCGATGCCCGAAAACTTGTAGCCCTCGCGGCCATAGCGCTGAGCAACCCAAAGCGGGTGCGGCATCATGTGGATCCCCTCGTCGGCTCCGGTGTGGAATCGCTTGGCCAACAGCAGGCCATTGACGCGCATGTCGTCAACGAAGGTGTACGGATCGAACGGCGTGGCGCGCATGAAAGCATTCCAGTCGAATGCCTTACATGCGTCGCGCTGTGCCTGGGTAATGCCAAGCTCGCCGGCCAACGCGTCCTGGCGTACGAGTTCCCAGTCGATCATCTCGGCCAGGCATCGCTCGATCGGATAGTGATGCGCCTCGAGCGGGCCATCCTCGCCATCCGTGGCGCCTGAAATATAGCAACGCTGATCGCGCTTGATGAGCGCCTTGCGCGAGTGGACAAAGAGCGGCGTGGTCGTGCGCGGAGCGTGCCCCGGCAGATTGACGTCGACCTTCAGCGTTTCCTTCTCCTCGTGAGTATCGGTCACTGACATGCTCGCTCCTGGCGAAAAAAAGCCACCCGAAGGCGGCGTGGTTGTACTGGAGATGGTGCTACTTCATTTCGCTTAGAACAGCGGCCTTCCAAACTTCACGGCGGCGTATAACGTCGTCACGCAATTGCGCACGGGCGACCAGCGCGCGCCGACCATCGAATCGAGGGTGGCAATCGTCGATGCGGCAGGAACGCCTAAGGCAAACGCCACATACCGATAGCGCCGGCTGAATCCCCTGCTCTTCACTAACACCCCATGCTGGAAGTGCCAAAGATAGCCGCGGCAGTAGATCGCGATGCCGCCTAGCGCCGCGCGCCCCATCATGGCCAGTAGAACGTCCTGCACGCACTTCGGCTTGAGACGGCACACGAACAATTGCGCGTCGTCTAGCGTGTCACCGGTCGGCCATGGCGCACGCATCAGGTACCACGCCGACAACAGAATCGCGAGTGCGACTTGCGCCTTCAGGATATATGCCGGCGACGGGATGCCGCCTGCGTGGAGCGCGCTTTCCATGAGGGAGATGATCTCGAAGGCAAGCCAGGCCAGCGCCATGCACTTCACGCCGATGCGCCGATAGGGGACCATCCACGCAATCATGCCAACAAGCAGGCAGACCGCTAGGTGCATCGAGGCGTCGTGCCACTGCCATTGAAATCCTTTAGGCGCTAGGCTTTCCGCCAGGAGGCGGCTCAGTTGGCTCAGCAGCAGGCACGCGAACAGGCTTCTTCCCATTTTTGTCCTGCTTTCCCGGCTTCTTGGATTTTGCTGGTTTCTTTGCATGGTTCATGTCGTGCCTTTCGTCGTTAAAGCGTTGCCGCCTGAATGAAGAGAGAATCCATATCAGCGTCGCTCAATCCGATGGCAGCGCCAAGTTGTAGCGTGAACGAATCATTTCTCGACCAATACGGCGCGTCGTCAAAATAGGCCTGCGCAATCGATTTTTGCGGATCGGTCATGTTGTCGATAGCTGGCTGAATCAACATCCATTTTCCGGCATTGAGCAGCGCTAAACGCGCCTGCAAACGCGTCACTTTATCCGGCACCGGAGTTGGTGGCGCGGGAGGTGGCGTCACCGCTGCGAATACATTACTGACGTTGATGGTGTATTTGCCCAAATCGAAATCGGCGGGCAGCGTCACGTCGGCGATGCGCCATGTGCCAAGCGAATCGAGCGTCGCCTTGGCGTAGGTAGCGTTGTCGCAGGAGATGTCGCCCGTGTCGGGATCGGTCGCGAACGGTCCGACGGAGACGATAGCCTCGCCAACAATCAGGATTTGCGTCATATGAGCCTCGATCAGTAGGTCGGGATTTGCAGAATCAATGGGACAAGATGGCCATTGAAATCCTTCGTCATTGAGGCAACGCGCGTACCAGCACTATTTGCATCAACAAGAATTCCCGCCGTCGTGGTTCCGACGTGCAGGCGCGGAATGTAGCGGGTGAAGCGACCGCCGTTGAGAATGCTGTACTTCATGCCGCCGATGATGCCTGCCGCTCCGGACACGACCGCAGCCCCGCAGATCGTCGCGCCCGTGCTTCCGGAATTCAGTTCAGATGGATAGTTGGAATCAGATTCGACGGCCGCTCCGGTCAACGCGAAAGATGACCCGCTGAAAAGCACCTTTCTCCACGTGGCATTGCCGGCCGTGCTGTTGCCGTCTGAAATGAGCGTGGTCGCGTTGTCGAGGAAGGCGACTACCTGCGCGGAGCTGCTACCGATAGAGATGCCTGGATTGCTTTCCGACGGACTGCCAGCAGATACGGTGTAATAACGCGGATGCAGCTGCGCGCCTAACCCTGCGCCATTCCAAAGCGTGTAATGCGTGGAATCATAAACATTGATGGCGTAGCTATAGGCAGTGCTGCTGTCTGTTAACGTCGAGTTGACCGCCGTCCCGAGCGAAATCGTCGTCCCGCCCGTGATCGATACGACGTTGGTGTAAATGGTGCCGTCTCCGTAAGTGAACGCGAAGTTCGTCGTCCCGGTCAGCTTCTTAACTGACGACGGCTTCGCATAGCTTCCTGTCGAGGCAACGTAGTTCACGTTGTTGCCGTCGCTGATTGTCCCGGCCGAGACGGAATACGTGTTGAGTTTGGCCGCTGCTGCCGATCCAGACTGGTAGGCGATCGTTCCGAACGTCGATGTTCCCGTGGAAAATAGCATTGGCATGCCGCCCGTACCCTGGAGAAGTTTGCCAGTCCCTCCGGAAGCTGTATTTCCGCTCATTGTCACTGTCCAGGCAGTACCTGCGGTGCCGGTAGCTGCAGCAGTCACGATCCACGTTGCGCCATCGTCCAGTCCGATCCAAGACATACCGCCGTTCGCGCCTGCCGCATTCGCGGTTGGGGTGATCGCACTGGAAAGCGTCGTGACTGCCCCTACGCTCGGCGTATTGCCAGAGATCGTAAAGCCAGCGAGCTTCACCGCATTGGTGTATCCCCACACAACGAAGCCGGATGTCGCACTCGTGCGTACGACCATCGCGACCGTAGCGACTGAAGAGTCGAGGAGCTGCGCCGCGCTGACGCCAGTGTCGTCGAACCCGACGAGGTATGTCGAGGAGCCGGACGTGACCACCGAGACGGCGGCGGTCGTCGAGATGAACTTCGCCGTCTTCTGCCGGCAGTGGTCGATGACGGATGCGCCACCGTTGCCGTCCATGAGGCTGAGGACGCCCGTGTAGGCGACGGGCATGATCTGCTCGCAGAGGGCAAGCGCGCCATCTTCATTCGTGCAATCAAACGCCCATGTGCCAGCCGCCGTGCTGTTATCCGCGAGATTGCTCGCAATCGTACCGCCCGGACCAACCACCGCACGCAACGTGCCGCCGTTGTCGACAATGCCTTGCTGGTAGGTGTCATTCTCGTTCTTGTGAAAAAACTTGCCGATACCAGCCGAAAGCGTGGTGGCATCCGGAAGCGTGTCCTTGACGCCCACTGCATTCGGCGTGACGTATTGCACGCCAGCAGAATTAACGGTCAGCGTTCTCCCTGCCGAGATATTGCCGCTGACCGCGCCGCCGGTGCCAGATGCATCGCCGGTGCGCGAGAAGTGCAGCGTCACGATGTCGCCGTTCGCGAACGGACTTGCGGCGCTGGACGCCGTGCACGTCACGGTGATGTTGCGGTACCCGCTCGGCGAAGCGAGCGCGGTCACATTGAACAGCAGGTACTTCGTCGGATCGCTCTTCTTCACGAGGCGGATTGTGCCCTTGCTCGTGGCGCTGGACGATGCCGTGAACGTGCCGAGCACGCCTGTGTAATCGGCCGTGTCATTGCCGAGCAGGTCAGCGCGAATCGTTGTTGCGATGTTCTGCGTCGCGTTGTCGAGGCGAAGCGTACCGTTTCCAGGATCGGCGTCGGTCGTCGTCGTGCTGAACGTGTAATCGATCGCAACAGCGCCGCCCGAGCTTTGGCCAACAGGCCCGGCAAGGCTGACCGTCCATGCTGCATAGGTGCCGCTGCCCTTGACAGCATCCGGCGTGAACAGAAGTTGGCCCGTGCTCGAATTGTACGAGTCGACCGTGCCGTGCATGTAGTTCGCGCTTGCGCTCGCCGTGACCGCGCACATGACCGGCATGCCAGCGACGATGCTCTTGCCGGTCTGGATGGTCAGCGTCTGTTGGGAAAACCCGATCGTCAGGCTAGTCGTGCTGGTCGCCTGCGTGCCGGGCGCGTTCAATGCGGTCGAGGCCGAGGTTGCAGCGTTGGTCGCCTGGGTGACGGTGTTCTGTGCGATGTTGACGACTTGTCCCAATGCCGGAATCAGCCGGGTCCGGAAGCCGCCGTTGTCGAGGCCAGTGGTCGCGCTGGTGCTGTCGTCAACGGTCGAACCATCACCGCCGACGGCGGTCGGAAAGGTTACAGAGTTCGTCATAGAAGTTCCTTCAGTTCGTAAGCGCGGGTCATGTTGTTCGGGTAGGGAAATTCGATCTGATCGAGCTGGCGAATCCGCGCAAGGAACCGCCGGCGCAGCGCATGCACGGTGTCGGCGATGTCATGTATCCAGAACACCTCTTGGTCGATGCCGGCGCGGCGGTCTAGCTCGAAGGCCAACGACATACCCTCGTCTTCGGTGAGTCCGGCGAAATTGACCTTCGACACGCGATACGGCGCGCGCCGTTGGAAATATTCCGCGCCGCCGATCGCTTCCTGCACATCCGTCTTCGTCTCCCATCCGACGGAAGAGCCGAAAACATGGGCATAGGTCGGCGATAGCGCCGGTCCGATGAAGATGCGCCCCGCCTGCACGTAGCCGGCGGCGTTCGTCGTGTCGTCGATCTCGATGCGCCAGTATTCGGCGACGATGTCGTAAGGCAGGATCACCACCAGCGCGGTAGTGAAGCCGGCGATTTCCTCTGCCGTGTACTTACCCGACCACCAGTTGTCATCCGTCCAGTCGAGGATCGGCCAGGGGAACACGACCGGCCACACGTCGTTCCATCCCGAGTCGTAGCTCGTGGTCACAAAGGTGTTATCCGAGCCGCCGCGCACGCGATAGCGGCCAGAGATCGAAATGTTGTGGTTGATGAGGCACACCAGCCGCACTTTCTTGCCGCTGCCGAGGTCGATGTCTAGCTTCGTGCTGGCGTTCGTCGCGTCCGTCGAGCGCGCCACCTTCCCGAGAATCCTGCTCTGCAGGTTCGACAACGGCAGGCTCGACAGCCACGATCCGTTCGACAGCGTCGCCGCATCGACGCGGTTCGGAAAGCCAATCATGCAGGTCACGTCCCTACCCCCATACCGTCAAAATCGCGCGATTATTCAGAAGCTCGATCCGGATGCCGATCACACGGAACGAGCGAGCGTTGTTCATGCCGAAGCGATTGAGCTGGATCGCGACCAAGTCCATGAACTTCAATCCGTACGTGGTCAAGATGCTCAAGTCGACTGGCACATCGAATACGTCTCGCCGCACCTTGAATAGCGCGAGCAGACGCGCCGACTCGGTCGCCGCGTCCGAAGATGACGTCAGCAGCCCGGTCACGTTGTATTCCGTCGAGAGCAGCCATTGCGCTTTCACCGTCAGGTCTTCCGACTTCTCGGACCGATATTGCGTCGCCAGATAGGCGCGTGTGGCCGCCGTCACCGAACTGGCGATGTCGGATGTCTGGACTGTTCCGATGCGCGAGTGATTGACCGTCACGCGGTAGACCGGCAGCGCGTTGTCGTTCGGCGGCCGGCGCTCGATCTCTTCTCCAATGTCGTAGCTCTGCAGGGTCACGACCGGCGTTCCGGTCGGCGCGGTCAGGACGCCCATGCGCAGCGTGCCGGTCGAGTCGAAGCCGTAGAACGCGCTTGCGCTGGCGGCGATCAGGTCCATCGCCTGCTGAAAGGTCGTGGTCTCGTCGTCCAGCCAGATTCCGACCACGGCGCTGTTCGCCGAGTCCAACGCAATAATGTCGGCGGACGAGATTTCGCCGCTTGTCAGGCCCGCAGCCAGGGCGATCTGGTCCAGGATTTGGGCGGTCGTGCGATTCGCCGCCGCAGCACCCTGCGTGGCGTCGATCGTCACTTGTCCGGACGGCGTGCTACCGAGCTGGATGTAGCTGCCGGACGCATCCATGCACCAGTCGAAATAGCCGGCGGCGACGCGGTTGTTGCTGATGTTGTGCGTGCCCGATCCGCCGCTCATCGAAATGGCGTTCGTGCCTGCATTGGCATCCGCTACCGTGTTGTGCAGCGAAAGCGTCGTGCTCGTGAGCACGTGGGCGAAATACTCGACTGTCGACACGAGCGGCGTCGGCAGCGTGGCCGATGTCGCCACCGTCACTGGATCGCCAGTCACGTAGCCATGCGGCCCCCCTGTCGTCGCGGTGGTCCCGCTGACGGTGAATGTCACCGTTGTCTGCGCGACACCCATCGTCGCAATTCGCCGCGCGCCGCCAACTGTCAGCGCGGCGCCGCGATCATAGACCGCGTCAACCGAATTGATCGCGCCATCGGAAACCTGATAAATCAGCAGCGACGTGTTGCAGCACGGCGGTGCCGCATTGAGCACCTTGCCGTAGATGCGCGGCTTGACCTTACCCTTGATGTCGTTCGCCGTGCCATCGAGACCGGCCGGCAAGCTGTTCGTGCCGCCGTAGCGCGTCGTCAAGATCGGCAGTTGGAACTTCCACTGCTTGTCGCGCAGCCGGATAATGATCGTCTTCCAGTCCGCCTCGACGCTTTCGACGGTGGCCGTGATTACCGTCGTGAAGGACGACGGATAGGCTCCTACAGCGCCGCTCGCACCGACCGTCGTGCTACGAATCGTGACCGGCCTCCCATCGAACGAATAGTCGAGCCAACCATCAAGAGCGCCATCGGCATTGGCGAGGATCATCTCCCCGACCTCAAGTTTGGTCGCGCCGCCGGTGCGCGCATCCGAATAGGCGCTCACGCCGAGATAGCCAGGATCGACCAGGACCGGCAGAAACGGCGTGTTGGCCGGTGTGTCGGTCGGCAGTGACGTGTAACCATCCGTCGAGACGTAGAACGTCTGCGTGGTGCCGCTCGCATCGATGGCGGCAGTCAACTCGACGACGATCATTTCGCGCTTGCCCTTGCGGCTGTCCGGCGCATGCTCGACAGTCCGCTGACGACCTTGTCGCTTTGCTTCGCATCGCGTGCGGCGATGGCGGCGCGCTGCGTCTTGTCTGCGCGCGCCTCGATCACCAGCTGCTCGAGCAGGCCGACCATCTTCTGGCTCGCCAGATCGGCGGCGCGCACCTGGCTCGCCGTCTGCACGCGCTCGTTCTCATGCAGGATCGCGCGATAGCCGTTGAACGGGACGCGCTCGAGACCACCGGCATGCGAGCCGTTCGGCGCGCCGTACAGCGTGTTGTAGTAGGTCTGCGCATCCGCACCATCCGGGATGCCGGGATGCTGGGAGAGCCAGCCTTGGTACGTGGAGGGTGCCATGTTTGCATCGGACATGCCACTCAATGCCGCCGGCATCTGGCCGTACATGCTGGCGAAATAGGCCTGGGCATCCGGCCCGGCGGGAATACCCGGGTGCTGCGCGATCCATTGGTCATAGGTGATCGTCTGGCCGCCCGGCGTCACCCCGACACCGGCGCCATACGGCGATACCTGCGCGCCTGCAGCACGCGCCTGCGCCAGCGTGCTCGCGAGATTCTGGATCGCGTCCTGAACCGTCAATACACTGCTGTTGACCGTGACCAGTCCGGCGAGCTGCTGCTGCAGCACCGCAAGCTGGTTCTGCTGGATCTGGACCTGCGTCTGCGCCGCCATCGCCGAATTCGACAGCGCCTGCTGCACCAGGTTGAAATCGGCGGCATATTGCGCGGTGCTGGCGTTGTAGGAACGGGACTGCTCGAGGAATAGCTGCGCGTCGCTTTGCAGCCGGCCCATCGCATTCTGATCGCCGGACAGCGAGAGCGAGTAGTCCTTGTCGAACGCCTGCCTGGCCTGCGCGTACTGATCTGCCGGCGACAACGTCGATAGGTTCGATGTCAGCAGCGAATCGCGGAACGACAGGATCGAAGCGCTGAAATCCTGCAACGATTTGATCGTGTCCTCGATGCCCTTGGATTGGGTGTCGTAGGCATTCTGCAAGTCGCTGCGCGCCTGGTCGATCTTGCCCTGCCATTGCTGGTTGAGCTGGGCCTGCGCGGTCTGCGCGTCCGCGAACGCCTTCGCCTGGGCATCGGCCTGCTCTTTCGCCGCCTGCTGCGCGGCGTCCGCCACCTGCTTGAATTCCGGCGCCAGCTTCAGCAGCGTGTCTTCCGCCTTCTGGCCGGCATCGGTCGTCAGGTTCAACCCCTCGACGATCGCCCGGAATTGCGCATCGGTCGTAATGCCGGTGTAACCCAGCGCGGCGAGCTGCTTTTTCACATCGTCAGCCGCCGCCGCGGCGCGCTCGCCGTCCGAGTAGAAGTTCTGCGAAAAGTAGCCGATTTCGCTCTGCAGGTTCTGCACGCCACCCGCGACCTTGATCAGCGAATCGGCCGCATCGAAGCTGAGGTTCTTCAGGTTGGCAAACTGCGCAGGCAGCACGTTCAGCGCGTCGCGCAGCTGATTGACGCCCGCAACCTCTTGGGTGATCGACGAGACCAGCGCGGCAGCGGCCTGGTCGGTCAGGCTCTTGGCGTCGACACCGGCCAGCTCGTCCTTGATCGACTTCGGTATGTCGGCCGCCGCCTGCAGGGCCTGCACGACGGCCTGCTGCAAATTCGCCGCCAGCTGCTGCTCTGCCTGCTGCGGCGTGAGCGATTGGTTGTAGACCTTTTCCTGGTCGCGCTGGCCGAACACGTGGCCGTCGATGACGCCGCCGGCGAACGTGCCACCGCGCCCCTCCGTGGAGCTCTCCAGGCCTGCCGTGAATTGCTGGATCACGGCATCCGAACCGAGCGCCTTAAGCAGGCCCGTCAAGCCGGAATAGGCGTTTTCGATAGCCGCATGGACGTTGCCGGGATCGAGCTCGCCACCGGACGGGCCGCCAGCATAGATCGCCTTGCCGCCCTGGATGTTGTAGCCGCCGCCGGAGCGTGTTTCCCCGCCGCCGATGAGGTTTGAACCGAGCAGCGCCGCGCCGGCGAGTGCCCAGCCCCAGCCCGGCACGGCCGCGACAGCCGATTGCAGTCCAGCCATGAAGCCAGTGCTTGCGGCAGTACCAGCCGCTTGCGATGCCGTAAATGCCGCATCGGAAAATGCAGTGGCACCCGAAGATAACGTTGACACGCCGCCCATCAACGACAGGCCAGCCTCTTCCTGCCCGATGCCGAGCAGGCTCGCTAACCCGTTCATGCCGCTGTAGACATTCGCCCCATTCGACGCCGTGCCGAACGCGCTCAACAATGTCGACTGCGTCGGCGCAATGCCGGTCAGGAATGTCGACAGCCCGCTGCTGATGAACTCGATCGGAATATGAAGCACGACTTTTTCAGCCTCGCGCTCCATGTCCTTGAACAGCTTCTTGTAGGCGTTACCGCCATCCAGAATCGCATTCTCCAAGTCATGGTCGATCGTGGTCGCCGTGCTTTTCCAGATTTCCTGCGCCTTCCTGGCGGCATCCGCATCGGCCTGCAGGACAGCACCCTGATCCAGTGCCGCCGAATATTGGCGCCGCAATTCAATGGCCTGACGAAGGCGCGACAACTCGGCATCGTAGATCGCGACGATCTTGGGATCGAGCACGTCCAGGATGTCGCCATAATCAACGAGTGCCTGATTCTTGGCCAGCATCACATCGATGGCATCCGCCTGGCGTTGCATCTCGTCCGTCGCCTGATCCTCGAATGCCTTTTTCGCCAGTTCGATCTGGTCCTTCGTCTTGCCGATCTCGGCATTGTGCAGCTTCTGCTCATCGATCAGTTTTTGAAGCCGCGTCATCTCGGTGGCGCTGGCCTTATCGATGCCGGCGATCAATGCATTCAGGTTCTCCTGTTCGGCGGCATAGTTCTGCGCATCGAGCAGCGCCGTCTTGTCGGCGTGATCCTGCACGAGCTTGTCGCGCTCGGCATAGGCGGCACGGATCTTATTCTGAACGTCCTCGCGCTCCTTGTTCGATTTCGCGTGATAATCCTGCAGTGCCTTGATCTGCTTGTCGTAGCTGGCGAGTTGAGCGGCGTATTCGGCGTCAAGTGCCTGTCGCTGCGCGGCCTCGTAGGAGGCGCTGTCGATGATCCCGGCCTTGTGGTACACCTCCGCCAGTTTGGCCAACTGCTCATAGTGCTTGACCGATGCCTCCTCTTCCAGCTGATAGCCCTTCAGGACGCCTTCGAGGGTGCTCTTCGACGCGTCGTCGGAAGCGCGCGTGTATTCTCGGATCGTCGCAATCCGGCGCGCCTGAATGGCCTCATCGGTCACGTACGCGCTATGCGTCCCGTTGAGCAGGTCCGCCGCACGCACCAACGCCTCGTTTTCGGCATTGCGCGCCAACGCCAGCTGCAACGCGGAGTCCTTCTTGCCCTTCGCGTCCTGCTCTTCAAGAATGCTCGCCGCATGAATCGCCGCCGCTTGCGTTTGCTGCTGGATGCCGATGTCGACGGCGCGCAACTGTTCATCGTTCAGCGTCCGTTGCGCAACTGCGAGATCCTGCTTTTCCTTGGCGAGCTTTGCCGTAATGTTGTCAGCAGCGACACCACCGGGAATCGCGCCGGCCAAAGTCTTCTCATCCTGAGCGACTTGCGCCATGAGGCGCGCCACCTCTGTTGCCGCAGTTGCCTTCTTGCCCCAACTTTCGACCGCATCAACGGCATCGGACGTCGCCTTCTTGATGTCCTGCCACCATGACGCGATGTTCCCAAGATTGGAATGGATCTCGTCGGCGCGCTGCTTGATCGCGGCCGCATATTGGTCTTCTGCGAGCTTGGCGGCGTCTACCTTGTCGCCCTGCTTTTCGAGCGCAAGGATTTGCTCGTAGACCGCTGCCGTCAGGTAGTGGTACTGATCGTTGAGCTTGGCGGAAGCGGCCGCTGGCGACTTTGCCAGCTCTTCGAACTGCGCAACGGTATCTTTCACCGCCGCTCCAGTCGCCGCATGCATCAGCGTCGCCGCCTCGCCGATTCTTTGGATTTCCGCCGCGGCGAATTTGCCGCTCTCGGTGAGCGCAAGAATCGCTTCTTTCGCCGTGCCGATGGTGCCGCCCATCATGGTGATGGCGTGCGCCATCGCCATCATGCCGTCCGACGTCACGCCGGCATAGCTACCCGTCAGGAGCAGGGCATCGTTCATCGCCTTCTGCTCTTCGGCACCCTTGACCATCTCGTACGAAACGGTCGCCACGGCGGCAGCGATGGCAGTCAGCGACATCCCAAGCGGCGTAAGTACGGCTTCGGCTACCGTATGCAAGCCGCCCATGCGTTCGCCGAGAACCACGATGGAGCCAGGGATGCGGGAGAAATTCCCCATCATCGCCTCATGCCCCAACACGATGAATTCGCGCGTCATACCTGCGGTCAATCCGCCGGCCTCCTCCGCGCTTTTTCCGGCGGCCTTGATCGCGACGCCACTGGAATTCATCTCCTCGGTAAAAGCGGCTTGCGCCTGCCGCATCTGGTCCAGGCGCGCTTTTAGGGCGACATATTCCTCTTCGACGCCATACAGCGATGCCTTGTAGACGTCGATCTGATCCTTCGACATGCCGAAGGTCGCGATCTGCTGCTTCAGGTTCTCGACCATTGCCTTGCCGGCGTACGATGCCGAGTTGTTGGCGTCGGCGATGCCGATCATGGCCTTGATGTTCGCCTTGGCAGACTCGGACATCTGGTCGATGGCGGACGTCGCCGAGCCGGTCGAACGCGCGATCTCGGCCATGGAATTGGCCGCGACGCCTTTCGCCGACTGGAGATCAGCCATGAACTGGCTCATCTCCATCGCGAGCTGAATCTCGATTCCGCCTGCGGAAAAGCTCATTTCGATGTCCTTGTCATTCGGCAGCCATCTGCCGGATCGTCCTCATGAGGTCGTCTGCGACCTCCATCCGCTTCTCATGACTGTCGTGCGCGGCGTTCCACGGTGAGGGGCATGCGCGATCACGTGCGCGCGCCGATTCGTCGATGTAGTCGAGGGAAAGCCTTCGCAACGTACGGCACTCCCACGATGTCAATCTCAGGCCGACATTGCGCTGCCAGGCCTCGATCTCCTGATGCGTGAGCGATGCCGGCCCCATGCCGCCCGACATGGTCGGGCCGATTTCCCAGAAGAAGTCGAGTACGTATCGCGGACCGTCGAACGGAGGGAAATCGAGATCCTTGCCATCCTTCTCGATTCGTTCGCGGCGCGTGAGCTCGTCCCTTTTCGATGCCTCGCCATCTGGCTTCTGCGGAACGGCGTTCAGCCATGCCGCATACCTGACCTGCAGGCTCAGTTCGTCATAGAGGAATTCAAAAAATTTGCGTCATCCGCCAGGAAAGCCTGCACCTGCTTGCGGATGTAGATCAGCTTCGGATTCGCATACAGCGCGCGCGCGCCGCCATCAATCGGAAAGTTCTCGATCGATGCTGTGCAGGCAACCAGTTTCTCGATGAGGTCCTGTTCCGCCGCCTCGGCCTGGTTCTTGACCGGCTTGCCTCGGAATGCCGATTGCATGCGCGCCGTCGAGGCGTTGTCGAAACGATGTTGCGCGGCGACGTTTTGCGCACTGCCGGCACCGTAGAGAGTGATCTTCACTTGATTGCCGTCGACGAGCAGATCGCCATCGCCGCGCGCATTCTGAACGATCAGCGTGGCGGTGTCTTGCAGTTCATATTGCGAAATATCGAAGGTCATGCGGTTCTCCAAAAGATGAAATGAAATGAAATGGCCCGCCGCGTGGGCGGACCTCTGGTGCGATCGTGACCGGATGTGCGGCGATTACGGCGCGGCGACAACGACCGGCTTGCGGCAGATTTCCAGCATCACGGAAACCTTCTGCACCTGATCGACGGTGCCGTCCTGGAACTCGAATTTAGTAACCAGTACGTCGAGGTAGTGAATCTCGCCAGACGGATATGTCAGCTTCGCCGAGTAGTGCGACGTCGATTCGGACGCCGTATTGAGCAGCGCCTGGCCGGTATCTGAGGGTACGTTACCGATCACATAGGTGGCGTTGCCGTAGTCCTTGGAGCCCTTGACCTTGGCGACGACGGCCGTATCGACCGGCGTGAATTTCGTTACGTTGGCAGTCACGCCGTGGGCACCGTATTGCTCGATATTGCCGATGGCTGTATAGACCATCGACGTTGCACCATAGCCGGCGGCGTCATAGGTGGCGGGGAGCGAGGCGGACAGTGCCAAGGTGGCACCGCTCATGCTCTGCACGGTAGTCGGGGCAGTCATGTTGCGTTCCTTTCTTCAATGGGCATAAAAAAGCCCGCCGGCAAAACTGCTTGGCGGGCGGGCTTGGAGAAATCCGCAGGCGGCCGGCGAGCACGCCGGGGATGCCTCCAAATTCGGTGATGTCGTTCAGTTGATCTGGATGTATTGCACTTGGAAGTCCTGCGATTGCATGAACAGCTTGACGGCCTCGTCGCGGAAGTCCGGACCTTGCTGCAGAGTGATGATGCCGTTGACCTGCACGCCATCGATCATGGCGTACCCGGAATGACAGGCACTGATCACCGCTGCCATCAATTGCTCTTTCGTTCCGTAGTCTTCGGCCAGCACGGTTACCTGCACGCGCGACGTCGCGATCTGCGTCGTCTCGAGTCCGACCATCGTCAGCGTCTTCTCGCTGACGACCGCGATGACAAGGCACGGATACATCACCTGGTCATCGGATTCGCGCTGCGGCACCGTCACTGGGCTGATGCGATCGGCCACGAGCGTCGTGACGGCCGCATTATTCGACAGCAGCCAGTAGATAGGCTTGTATGCGCTCATGCGCCGGACGCAGAAAGGTGCTCGACCGCGATGCCGCGCGCGCGCAGCTCGGCGATCAACGCCTCGAGGCCTTCGACAAAGCCGCGGAATTCGTGCCGCGCCTCATATGCCTCTGGATCCATGCCGGCCAGAATGAGCTTCGCGGCACCGCAGTCGGCCGCGATGCGCATCGCCGATAGCGCATTGTTCCGCAGGTGCACGACCGCGCCATCCGTCAGCGTGACGATTTCGTATGGCAGCGGCATGTAAAGCGCGTCCTTACCGCATTCCACGCCGACCACGCGCACACGCGGGAACCGATCTCCCTCTTCCGGCCAGTTGCCATCGATCGACACCAGCATGTCGGCTTCCGGATCGTGCGCCACGGCCCGATTGACGGCCACACGCGGCATATCCTGCAGGCGCGCAAGTAACTCCTTCGTCATGCTCGGTCCATTACCGATGATGGCAACGGTTTCGCCCGTCCAATCGGGAAGCGATTTCGTATTCATGCTCAGTCCTCTATATCGGCGGCGGCGTCAGGCGTCTCAAGGCTGTTGATGGAAAGCCGGTCCTTGATGTATTGCGCGACTGCCGCCACGGCATCGTCGCGCTTGGCGTCGAGCGCGGGGCGCAAGAACGGCCTTGGGGTAATGCCGGGGTGCCATATCGAATTACGGACCTTGCCACCAAAGGCAATCTTCCTCAGTCCGCCGTACTTCAAACCGAGACCGTGCGCCGCGGCGCCGGTGTATTCGACGATATGCGCATAAAACACATCGGCGCCCTTGCTCCGGCCACCGGCTTTCACATAGCCGACCGGGCGACCGTTTTTCATGCGCGATCCGGTACGGATGCTATCTCGCAGCGCGCCGGCATAGTCACCGTACCGCTCGGTACCGTAGGTGCTCGGCGCCCCCAGAGGAACGTTCGCACGCGCTTCTTCGGCAATCACGGTGGCTCCCGCGCGCAGCGCGCCGCGCAGGACGTTGTTTTGCAGCTTCGGCGCGAATTGATCAAGGAATTGCTGCAGTTCGGCCATACCCTTGATCTTGACCGACGATGCCACGCCTATCCTTTGTTGATGCCTTCGACGGCCGGAATGACAAGCTCGATGTTCCGCTCGTCGGTATTCATCGGCGTCGAGAAGTTGAAGATGCGCCCCTTATAGACCCCGCGCATCGACGCGGTAATCGCAACGTCTGACCGGTAGCGCATGCGAATCTCGTGCGTGGTCTCCTGCTGCACGCCGCGCGCCGCGATCAGTTCGCGACTCGACAGCGGACGAATCTCTGCCCAGACCGTGACGACATCAACCCATGCTGTCGATTGGCCGCCATAGGCGTCCTTGGCGGCAGAGCGCTGCTGGATCGTGAGGCGATGTCGCAACGCGCCGGGATCGAGGATGACTGCCATCGATCACCACCAACGCGCGTAACTGTCGAGCAGTCCGTCGACAAACGGCAGGTCTTCGATCTTGCCGCGATTCATGGCGATCGCCTCGTCGCGGAAGTCATCCAGCGAACCGATGCGCATGCGCATCCAGGCGCGCAGGTCTCCCGGCACTTCTCCGATGAAGCTGGTGCCGCTGCCGGTGTTGGTCAAGTCGATGGCTGCACCGCCGGCAGTCGCGGATACTTGATAGAGGTCGGCGCTTGGGTTGGCGACAACGTAGTAATCGGTATCGACCTGCAATGGGGCCGGGAGCGCGCCCCCGCTGTTGGAGAACCGCGCGGTGTCGCCGATCGCAAGGGCCTTCCAGAGTTTCAGCCGGATCGTGTCGGCTGCTTCGTCCGCGATGAGCGGCGCGGCAAAGCCGGCGATGTAGGTGACCCAGACGGAACCGATCTGCGGCATCGGGATCGGCCATATCTTGCCGAAGACGGGTGTGATGCGGCACGGCTCAGTCGAGTAATCGACCGTGTACGTTGTCGGATCGACCGTCTGCGTCGATCCGTCCATCGCGATGTACTGGATCGACTCGACCACCTGTACCGGAAGCCGCTCGAGCAGGATCGCGTTACGCGGCACCTGGTAAATTTCGCCCCATGTCACGCCAAACACGCCGATGCCGGGGAAGCTGTCCATGACCTGCTTGTAGCGCGCCGACACCATCTGCCGCCAGGTCCTATTCTCAGCAGACTTGCGCGCGGCGATGATCGACGCTTGCGTGTGCGCGTCGTCGATGCCCGCGTCCTGCTTAATGTGCAAGAGCGCTTCGGCCAAGTCGATTGGTTCGGCAGCCGGCGGCGTGATAAGTTGGAGCGCCATGTCAGGTTATTACGCTTGCTGTCCGTTCGTCGGAGCGCTCTCGGTTTGCTGGGCAGCGGCCGGGCCAGTCTCCACCTCGTCAGCCTTGACATCGACCTGCTCGGCGTGGCCGAGCACGACCTGTCGCTTCGTCTCGTCCGTGACCGGATATGCCTTGCCGGCCTCATATTTCGGGATGCCCACTTCGAAGAAGGTCTGCAGGAACTTGACTGCTTTCGCCATGACTCACCTCATGAAAATGCGGACATCCGTACCGGCATGCCCGCTTCGATTGATACCATCGATTACGCGACAACCTGCGCCACGGCCGCCTGATTGAGGCCGGAGCACGAGGAATTACGCGGATTGCCGCCGATGAGTGCCGCGCCCACGATCGACGAAGCAGTGCCGACGGTCACGGAAAGTGCCACATAATTGAAGCCGTTGGCCGAGTCGAGCTCGTCGGTGCGCATCTCGATCAGGGCCTGCTTGTTGTCGCCGGAAGCCTTGACGATCTGGGTGATACTGCGATTGGCGACATCCTTGGCGCTCGTGCCACTGGAATCGGTTGCCTGGCGCAATTTGGCGTCGACGGTCGCCGATGCACCGAGCACACCGGTCTGGATCAGCGCCATGATGCTATGGAAGTCGGAAGCCTTCACCCAACTGGTGACGACAGTGCCGGCGCTTTGCGATGCAGGATCGAGAGTAGCCAGCACCGCCAGCTTCTCGGTAAGTTTGACGTTGGAGTCCATATTGCTTTCCTTTCAGGAATGGGTCAGAGGAACGGGCCGGCAGACCCGTTGCCGATGGCTGTCGCTTAGCGAGCGCCTAGCTGAACGAACGGCGACAGGTTGTTGCTGCCGTTGTTCGGCGTGATTGATGCGCTGAGCTTCGATTGGCCGTCCATGCGGAACATGGCACGGAAGGCCGTGGCGTCTGCGTCGAAGTAGAGGTGCATGGAGGTCGCCATCTCGATGCCGCCGGCTTTCGTGATCGCCTGGTAGTACTGCAAATCCACCAGGTTGACGTCACCCGCCGAACTGAAGCTCTTGGCATGCTGGGAGACGATGATCGGACGGCCCATCAAGGTGCCGTACGGGTTCTCGCGGAACGCGCCGACGCCGTTGCCGTACGGGAGATACAGCAGCTGATAGGTGTTGTTCAGCGTGAAGAGCGCCGGCAACACATCGTTATTGATGATCCAGACCGCGTTGGCATACGAACCTTCAGGCAGGCGCGCGATCATGTTGGCAATGTTCGTCGGCGTCAGCGTACCAGTGGCCTGACCGGAATCCTTGGGAACCGAGATCGCTGCGGCCGACTTGAATGCGCCGTACGGTGTCGCTCCGCCCAGACCGAACAGGATCGCCTCGTTCGTCTTCCATTGGATGGAAATACCGATCTTCTTCGGCAGATAGCTATTCAGTGCCGACGTATCGGACAAAAGCTCATCGGACACAGGCACGAGCGCCATCAGCTTCTTCAGACGCAGTGAGTTCATGCCGAGCGCAGGCTTGGTCTGCGTGCCTGCACCGGCCTCGCCCTGCCAGTAGGCGCGGATGCCGTTGGTGCCCCACGGCGTGGTCTCGTCTTTCGGGAAGGACATTGCGTTGCCATCGATCGACACATCGTCGCAATACGGCAGCAATGCCTGATCGCCGAGAGACAGCATGAAGATGTCCTTGGCGAATTGCGGAGGCACCAGAAAGCCGCCGTCTGCACCGGAGCTTTCGTTGCCGTACGTCGTCGGCGCGGCAGCGTTGCGCAGGAGTCGCTGGTCGACTGCATTGCCGGTCGACTTGGCGATACCGGCGTCGAACACGGCCTTGAAGAATTCGCCGGCCGCCTTGAAACCGCCCTTCTGGTCCTTGTCGGCATTTTCTTCGACGCGAATGTCGGTACCGTTGCCGGCGATGACGACGACGCCGTTCGCTTGCGCTTGGGCGTTGATCAGTTCCTGCTCGACGTCGATCTGCGCCTGGATGCGCTCGATCTCGCTGCTTTTCGCATCGGCAGACGCCTTGTGCTTGTCGAATTCGGCCTTCTCGACATCGGAGAGGTCACGCGCCTCGGCACCGGCAGTGTCGAGAATCCCGGCAGCGGCTTGCAGCGACTCGGACTTCGCCTTCGCCGCAGCGGCCTTCTTGGCTTGCAGTTCGCGGAGTTTCTTGCTCATGGTCGTGGTCCTTAAATGAAAAAACCCGCTCGAGGCGGGTTCGATAGACGTAAAAAAACCGCCTTGCGGCGGCTTCTGGGTTGCACGTCCCGCCTTCGGGCGGGTGACGCCAGATCGTCGGACCTGACGGGCGGGCTGTGCGCGCCCTAAACCAGCGCCAGCGCGTTGCGCGCGCGGGCAAGCTCATTGTTCGCGGCGGCACCGGTCGCGCCGCTGCGCATATCCTTCTGCATCTTCTTGATCACGTCGTCCATGGTCATGACGCCATCGACCATCTTCTCGGTGAGTGCCTGGTCGGCACCGAGCACGCGGCCTTGCCCCATGCCATTACGTACGGAATCGATCGGCACATTGCGGCCCTTTGCGACGCCCTTCGTGAACGCCGCGTAGTAGTCGTCGACGCGCGACTGCATGAAAGCGCGCGCGTCTTCGTCGAGCGGCTGGTAGGGGTTACCCTCGACCTTGTATTTGCCGGCCGAGATCAGCGTGGTATTGACGCCGGCTTCGTCAAGTGCCTTGCTCCAGTCCTGGTGTGCCATCCAGACGCCGATCGATCCGACTTCGCCGCCGGGAGTGCAATAAAACTCGCTGGCCGAGCAGCCGATCCAGTAGGCGGCGCTCGCTGCGAGGCTGTTCGCCACGGCGATCACCGGCTTCTTCGCCTGCGAAATCTCGGCGGCGAGTTCCTGCACGCCGTAGACCGAGCCGCCAGGGCTGTCGATGTCGAGAAGGATCTGCGACACCGTGTCGTCGGCGAGCGCGTCACGCAAGGCGGCGCTGATCTGCTGCGTGCTCGTGCCGCCTTCGCACATATCGATCTGGCTGGCACGCTGCACGATGGTGCCGTAGACGGGAATCACAGCGATGGCGCCGGAGCGCGGCGAACCGGTGCGCGCCGAACGTGGGCCTGCAGAAGGTGTGCCGTCGTCCATCGGAACATTGCTCCCGTTCTCTTCGGTATAGTCGGCGCGCGGCCCGGACAGCTTGCGGGCGAGAACCGACGCATAGGCGGCCATACGTTCTGGCATCAACGCCCACGGCGTTGCCAGGCACCACCCAATGAAGCGTTCGTGTTTCATGATTGACTTTCCTCTTAGAGGCAGATTTCGTCTGCGATCTCGATCAGCGATTTCGAGAGCCGCGTTTCATCGAATTCTTCGGTAGGTTGGTCCGCAATCCATTGCGCAGCCCGCTCCGTGGAAATCGCCAATGTCTCCGCAACGACATCGGCATCTGGCAATTTGCCGGCCTTGACGACTCGCCGCGCGATGCGCGTGGCACCCATCTTGATGAGCTTGATGAGGCGCGATGCGGCGGCAAGGTCGCTGACCTTCGTCGCCGGCTTTCCTTCCTGCTGACCCCGCGTGTCCTCGCCATCTTGCGGCTCTTCGACCATATTGAGCGGCAGAAGCGGCCGATCGAGTCCTTCAAGCGGATCATAGCCGAGGATCGCACGGCCCTCGTTGCGGGTAATGATGCCGTTGACGACCAGCGTCTTGATGTAGTTCGACAGCGCCACGGAGTCGCCGCGCAGGAACACGGAAAAGTCGTATTCGACCTCGATTTCCTCGTCGTCGAACAGCAGGTCGGCGACGATTGCAGCCGTGTTGCGGCTGGCGCGCGTCATCAACGCATCCGTGACGTACTCAAGCGCCTGCTGCTCGATGTTGTTGTTCGTCGCGCGTTCGAGCGCGCCGATCTTGTGCGGCGGCACACCGAACCATCGCGCAACATCCTCGACCGAGAACCGCTGCGTCTCGATGAACTGCATGTCCTCGTTCGTCGCGCCGACTTCGTGATACTTCATCCCATAATCGAGCAACATGAGCTTGCCGCGATTCATGCTGCTTTGGGCATCCTGCAGCGATGCCCGGACGGATTCCTTCTGCGCCTTGTCCTTGTACGTGCCGGGGAATTCGAGCCAGCCGCTGGTCGGCTTCGCGTCGTTGGCAAAGAACTTGGCGCCGTAACTCTTCGCCGCGATGCCGAGGCCCATCGACTCGCGTGCGTATTCGATTACGGACAACCCGACGATGCCGTCCGACGACAGGCCGCGGATATGCCACATCTTTCCGCGTGGGACTGTGCGAGTCGTGCCGTCGATGTCGGTGATGCGGTAGCGATAGTCCCCGTTCGCCATGACCTCGACGCGCACCCGATCTGGATGGCGCGGGATCAGTTCTTCGATCTCGCCCTTGCTGTTCGCCAGAATCTCGTTGTAGGCATTGCCGCGCAGCTCGAGATGGCCTTGCACCATCTCGCGCCACTCGAATGCGTTTTGGAAGCGATTCGGCCGCTTGTTCAGCAGATCGAGCACACGATGCTTCGTGATCTGTTTGCGCGTCCCCTTCTTGTAGAAGCGAATCGGCACCAGCGCCATATGGCCGGAAACCAGCGAGACCGCGCGGAATACGGACGACAACGTCATCGCCGTATCAGCCGTCACGCGAATGCCGCTGCCGGTGCGAACGCCGACTGGCTCGAACCAAAATGATCCGAATGGCGATCGATCTTCTGCCTTGATCCCGCTCAGGAACATTATTCCTCACCCTTTTTCGGGATGAACAAGCCGCCAATTCGCGCCGTCACGAGCGTCAAGCCGATCAGGAGTGCGCCGCCTGCGCATAGGCCGGCACCGATGCTGATGATCATCGCGCCAGCGGTCACCATGATCCAGCCGACCAGCAGGCAGGCATTGAAGATGTTGATGTTCACGTGGCACCTTATACAGTCATCACCGAATAATCCTCCGGCAGAACACCGCCGATGGCAGCACCGGGGGGCTCGGGATTCAAAGACATGAGCGAGATGGCGTTGAATGTCGCCATCAGCGGGTCGATCTTGGCTGTGCCGGCAGCCTGTTTCGTGATCAGAATGGCGTTGCCACGTGGCTCGACCCTGGCATTCGAGACGCACCACGCCATCATCGGCTGTCCACCGTGGACGAGCACGCCTTCCGCGAGCTTGCGTTCCGCTGTCTTGATGGCACCCATCAATTTCCAACCTTGGGAGATACCGATCACCTTGTCGGCCGGCACGCCAGCCGCCTCGAGCGCATCGAGCACCGCGCCGATACCTGATGGATCAACGCCAACCTTGTCCAACACGCCGGCCGATTCGAAACGCGCCACGATCTCGGCAACCTCTTCGACATCCTCGCCAATCTGCTCGACGATGGTCAGATCACCATCGTGCGCAAAATCCCGCAACCTCGGAGCGATTTCCTGTCGCCGCTCAAGCACGGTCGGATGCGCCCAGGCATGCGTCCAGAGCAACCATTCCCCAGTTTCGCGATCTCGACCGATTGCGGCCAATCCAAGCAAATCATCGAGACCACCACCGTCGATTCCGACATCGATGACGTCGCAGCGCTCGAGCAGATAATCGAGCGACACCGGGCTGCCACCAGCCGCCTCCCAGAAATCAGTGCCGGCCCAACGGTCGGATCGCAAGTTCAGGCCGATCTCGACGTTCAGGTGCTTCGCGATGAATTTTTGGAACGATCCGTCCGTTTTGGCGCGCAGCTTGCGAATCTGATCTTCGAGCCATTCGGCGCTGACTGATCTGCCAAGATTCGGATTCGTGATGCCGTAATTCGCCCTCTCCAAATACGCCTTCGATTCGACCAGCTTCGGCGGAAATTCATAGAGCACGCCAAGCGACTTGGGATCGACGATGATCCCGTCGCGCACATCGCGGAAGTAGGTGAGCTTTTCCTTAAATACTCCTGCTGGCGGCTCATCGCTCTGCGTCGACAGGAAAATCACCCAACCTTCTTCGCGCGAAACCTGACCGCCAAGCGCCTCCATGAACATGGCGTCGGCATTGGCACGCTTGCCGAATACCCAATGCTCGTCGACCAGCACGCGGCCTGATTTCTTGCCGGAGACAGTTTCCGTATCGGCCGCGACCACTTTCAGTGACGCGCCCGTTCCCCGGTGCGTGATCGTCCGAACGTGATCCTGCACATGAAAAAGCGCAGCCAGCTCATCATCGGCGCGGACCATGCCAGCCGCCGGCTTGAAACTGTTATCAGCGACTTCCTTCGTCGGCGCCAGGATGAGATGTTCCTCATCGTGCCGCCAGCAGAGGATGACGGCCGTCAGCATGATGCCGGCGGCGATCGTCGATTTCGTGTTCTTCTTGCTGATCAGGAGGTAGAACTCGCGGATCATCTGCCGGCCGGTATCCTCGTCGTAGGCACCGAAAATGGCCGCGACGAAATCAAATACCCACTGCTCGCTGCACTCGCCGAATGTCGGCTGACCAGGCAGATCGACGACACGCAGTTGCTTGAAGATTGCCAGTGCCTGTTCTGCTTGCTCCGGGAAAATCGGCGCCGGGATGATCGATCGGCCGGCCATGAGCCGATTTGCCCAGTCAGGGCAGGCAGTAGTCCACTCCATAGTGCGTCATCGCTTATTACTGACGACGAGCTTCGGAGGCACCTTCGGCGCAAAACGGCCGCTCGCGGCGTTCTTGGCATTCTCGGCCGCCTGTTCCTTTTTCCCGCCTTCGCCGCGCTTCGTGTGCACGAAGGGCATGAGCGCCTTAGCGGCATCGATCCGGAGTTTCGGTTCGAGCTCGGTATCGTTCATGGCCGCCAGCAGAAAGGCTTTCGGATCCTTATGCAAAAGCGCGGCATTCAAATCGAAGCCATCGGACTTGTCGGCCGACCTTGACGATTCCGGCACTGGCTTTTTGGCCGCGTCCTTGCGCCGCTTGAGGTAGGCGACGACATCCTTGTCTTTAACAAGGCGCGACCCCGCCGCCGATGCGGTCGCGGGACTGTAGCCTGCATCGATTGCCGCTTGCTTATTGGACTTTCCGGCCAAAACGGCATCGGCAAACTTCAGCTTTTTGCCTGTTAAAGCCATTAACAAATCTCCCAATCGGGAAAAAATTCTGCGCGTGGGCACACACGCGGTCTAGCGCGCGAAAGATTGCAAGGATTTCAACGCCCCTGCCACTAAAAAATATGCCCAGCAACATGCAAAATAACGCCAGCACGGGGCGAATGGCAATCGCGGAGTACCGAAACATCAACTCAATGGAAAACGCGCCAAAACGCGATCTAATGCGATTTCCGTGACATCACCCTGATGGCTCATGGACCGCAGGGATCAGCCCATCACCATCGATGGTGCTGCCATCGCGTTCGAGCTGCTGTTTCCAGCCGTCGTGACATGGCTTACAGAGCGACTGCCAATTGGACTCATCCCAAAACAGCCGCTGATTGCCGCGATGCGGAACTCGATGATCCACGACAGTCGCTGGAGTTGTCCGCCCCTCCCCTTGACAGTGCACGCACAACGGATGTAGGCGCAAGTAACGTGCTCGCGCCATCTGCCACCGATAGCCATATCCTCGAGCTGCGCTGCTCGTCCTTTGCTTCTCTGATCTCCAACCGCCGGGATGAATTACCGAAACCCGATCACCAACCGTTGGGACACGTGCGGACAATGTCTTCAGCCTTGCCATCACTGCACCAAACCGTCGAATTCGTCCTTACACATGGAATCGCGTCGCAAGAAAAAAGCCCAGCTTGGAATCACCAAGCCAGGCCAATCGCACAACACCAAGGAGGAGATAACAATTGAGTGGGGACTGCGACCGCTGATCGTAGCTCAATCCGTCAAGCCGCCCTCGCTACACGTTTCGCGCCGCAGCCGCCCATCACGTTCGGCCGCAACCAAATCCCAACCCAACTTGCGACGAATCTCTTGAGGTGATGGCGGTGGCCGACGTTCGGCAAGCTCGTGTGTCAACCACTCCCGCACGCGTTCTTTTGATGGCTGGGACATGGCGACCTCCAATGCAAAAGCCCCGCGACTTTCGCCTGCGGGGCTTTGAAGTGACACTTACCACGTGTATATGAAACAGCACTTTAATGAGAACGTTTTTCTCAGTCAAGACAAATTTGAGGGTATCCGTATTTTGCGGTTGATTTAGTGCTTGACAAATACGAACATTGTGCGTAATATGCAGTTCATGGATGCGACGCATCCACCGCGCCTCGGGAACAGGGGCTGGAGATAAAAATGAGCATCAAACTTAATCGTGCATGGAAAATCGCTGGCGTTCCGGCAATGCCCATGACTCGGCGCCATATCTGGGAAAACATCACGAAGTCGACGCCTGCTGACGTGCTCGAATCCATGAGCAGCAAGCAACTGGCCGCGCTCATCAGTGCCGCCAATATCAGTTTCCACGACGGCAAAGCCGCAAACGGTGATGTCGCCGTGATCGATGGCGATGCTGTCTGGATCGGCCACGGCGTAGATAAACTCGTGCCGCTCGCTGCGCTCAAAGCGATGGCAGTAACGGAGCAAACTGAGTATCGCCTGCGCCATGCTGGGCATCCTGCGCCGGATGGACGGCAATACTATTTGGCCGATGGTACCCGGATCGATTACGCTCAGGCTTATTACAAACAGCGTGATTGTGGCGAGGCAATCTACGTGCAGGATCGCATCCACACAACCGATTACAAACTGCAGTACACCGAGCGGGCATAACATGCAATCCCTCCGAGTCACTATCCCGGAGGGCCTTTCTTTTGAGGCCCTCAAACTCACTCGCAAGCCGACAGGAATCTCGTTTGACTGGGCACCTGTTGAGGCAATTTGCGATGCGAGTGGCATCGACATCAACCTGTTCCGCGAATCCGATGAGGGGAATGTCGCCGCGCTCATCGTGGCATGGTACGCCGAGCATTTGCAGCGCGGCGGCGTGCGCGACGCAATAGCTGATGATTTGATCGGCGAAGCGCAAGCCGAGGATACTTTTGGCGCCGGGCTATCACACAAACCCGGCAAGGCCTGAAAAATGTCTCACCATCCAAACTGCAACCGGAGGCCATCATGATCACCAACATCGAACTCACCGAAACCGGCACTACCAAGTTCAACATTTTCTTCGCCGCCGCAGCCAAGGAGGGTGTCAGCATGCAAGCAGTCATGTTCGAACTGCTTGACATCCTGGCCGACCGCGCCAGCATGGGCGAGTCTCTCAGCTACGAACTTGGAAGCCAATACACCATTACCGGCCGTCCTGAGATTCTTCGTCTGGATGCTTCAGACGTGGCTGTTACCGAAGAATCCGATGAGTAACCATCCGAACCGCAGCAAAGGCCCGAAAGGGCCTGCAGCTAATCCCACGCCGGAAGAAATTAAGGCGGCACGCGAGGCCGCTGGACTTTCCCAGAGTGCCGCTGGTGCGCTTGTGTACCGCAGCCTGCGAAACTGGCAGCAGTGGGAGGGTGGTGAACGCCGCATGGACCCTGCTTTGTGGGAGCTTTTCAGGCTCAAAGCACCGCTGAACAATGTGCGTACCTGATTTCCTGCCACCAACCGCAAAGTACGGATGCCGAAATTTGAGAAATCATGCGAATTTCATCGCACCTTGAGGTGACTCGTCCGACCCGAAACCCAACATGTGATCCAATCGATCGCAGATCTCCCGCTGCGCTTCTGCGTCGAGCTTCTTGAGCGCCGTCCAAATTGCATCCTTCTGCCGATAGGCCAAGCTCTTCTCGACGCGGAGCTGATCAGCCATCTCTTTGATCGAGAGCCGCTCATAGAAGGCGCGCACGTAATACTGGCGCATCTTGAGCAACGACATCCCCGTGAGGTGCTGCAGCGACCAATCGGCCAAATTGGTGATCGCCTCGCGGTATTCGGCAATCATCTTGTCGCCACCACAGCAGCCGCACTCCTCGAACTTCACCGAATACCGCGCCACGATGCAAAGGCGCTTCAGCACCGGCAGCGCATCGACCTCGCGCCGAATCATGCCCGCCTGGCCGGCACCGTCCAATGCCACAAGTCCTTTCCCGGCACCGACGATGCCCGTCTTCGCCATCTTCGCCATCGGTGAGAGCGCATATTGCTGATGGCTAAACCGAAATGCGAAAACGAGCGCTTCGGTGCTGTTCCTGAATAATTCCGTCATTTCGGCTCCCTATACTTGAATTTCGACTGCTTCCGCTTGTTCTTGCTGCCACCCCTAGGGGCATCCTTCAATTTCTTCTCGTGCTCGAGCTCGGACCGGAATTTGACCGTTTCTGACGGATCGCGATAGGCGCTTTGCGGCAGCGCCCTGGACTTCTCGCCGCTGTTCCGGCCACCGGCTGTCAGAATGGCGTACATATCGATCAGCGCGTCGCCCTTCATGTCAATTTCACCTCGCTCGTCTTGGGAACATGTCTATATCCGTCGCCGACCGCGAGCTGCAGGCAGTCCTTGTGCACTCTCACTCGATTGCCCAATGGATCGGCCAGCTCTTCGAATATGAATCCGCCCTTGATGCGCACGAGCTGGCGGTTGCAGTGGAAGCAGAAACTCGGGCCACCGTCCTTGAATTTCCTCACGCCGCCCTCCGCTTGTTTTCCTCGATCCGGCGATACATCTCGTCGATCGCGGCTTTGAGCTCGCCTTGGGTCGCAACCTCCATTTGAGCTTGATGGACATCGGCAACCGCCTCCAGTGCCTTCAGCCCATCACCATCAAGCCCGAACTTGCCGATCTTGAGATACCGATCCTTGCAGCGGCGCATCGCATTCATCGCCGAGCCGAGCATGGTCAGGTACTCTTCGCCGATGCCGTTTTCGGCCAAGATCACACCGATGTTCAGGGCGTAGACGATCGTGTCAAAGTGACACTGCTGCGCAAAACCACCCCTCATTGCCTGGATCGACGTGTGGTACGACAGCACGACATTGGTCTGCCGTTCGTCGGTCAGCGGTGCCTCGCTGACGCGCCGGTCAATGATTGTCTTCAGGCCTCCGAACGCCGATTTCGGTTTCGGCCGGTATTTCTTGTCCCGCTTCTTCCCGTACAGTCCCGCCATTGCCGCCTCCCTGTTTCTGCTTTCGATATGCTTCGTTCACTTCATCGATCAGCTCGCGCGCCGCAGCCTGACCTCGCTCTCGCTGCACTTGCTGGTAATACCGCTGGCGTCGATCCTTCGGCATGCCTGCGATGTACCGCATCAGGCAACATCGCTTCGTCATGTCAAATCGCCCCGACTTCCTCGCGCACAATTCGCACGTCATCGCTTCTTACTCCACGTCAAGGCCGGCGCTGGCGGCAGCTTCTTCAGCGACTTCGTGCCGTTCGAGTTCTTCGAGGCATTGCGGCGCCGAGCATCCGTCGTATGCGCCAATAGCGGGCCACCGCTCTTCAAGTGCCCTTTCTGCGCTTGATCCACCTTGTTCATGAAACCCCTCACACTTCCGTAATGTCGATGCCCTGCAGAGCCAAGAGATGACGCTTGATGCGGTAGACCGGGTCTTTCCTGGTGATCGCGCTCTTGACGTCTTCCACGATGCGCTTGCCATCCCGCTGGTAGACGAAGTCGGCGACGTATCGGAGTGCTGGCTTTTTTCGGCCGTCGATGCGCACAGCCTCGGCCAGCACAAACGCCACCTGTGTCCGCAAGTCGGAGATCACGCCCCCGCGCTCCATGGCGGCGAGCACCTGATAGCGACCGAACTCTTTCCGGCTGTCGAACGTCTTGCCGCCAAGTTCGATGCGCTGATTGCCGTACTTCGCGCGCTTCTCGCCGCCCTTGCGGAATTTCTGGGGAATGCCAATGCCGGTCATGTCGCGCTCGCGTCGGCTGTTGCCGTTGGTTGCCGCACGCCCGCCGCCGCCAAGAGCTGCTGGCGCTGTTCCTCGGGCATAGCGGTCTTCCCGACATGCGCCGCACCAGGGTCGCGGACGGTGACCGCTGGCTGCTGCTTCGGCTGAGGCGGCTTGCCGCCGTTGTCGATCGCCGCTTGGATGCGGGCCTTCCATGCGTCGTCGCTCTCGCCTGGTCGCGCTTCACCGACACCGACTTCAATCGCTTTCGCAAGCTTGCGCTCGGGAGTTGCCCACCACGCACCACCGCCCTTGCCGCCCGCCTGCGCCTTCCGCTCCTTGCAAGCGCCGACCAACCACGTCGCAGGATCTGCAGGACGCTGCACCACCGCCGCACGCACCGCGTCGATCACGATCTCGTCGCCGTAGTCCTTGCAGAGCCTGCCGACGAACGTGCCGCATTGCGCTTCCGGCATGCCAGCCTCGCGGAGCAACGACTTGCCGGCGCGCCAGAGTTCGGTTTTCGTCCGCTTGGCGATTTCTTCGGCCGAAGGCGACGCAACAGCGTCCGCTCCGGTAGGAGCGGAATCTTCCTGTTCCTGTTCTTGTTCCTGTTCCTGGTTTCGAAACGGTTTGCCTAACCCTTTCGAAACCCTTTCGAAAGCGTCTAATACGGTGACAGGAAAACGTGGCGCATATTCGCGTAAGGCCTTGACCAATAAGGCCTTTACGGGCGACTTGTCAGGGACTTGCTCGAACAGGCGGGCAGCAGACTTGCCCTGGTTCGGGTTCTCGATCTCGTTCCACTTCAAGTACTTGTGGATAACTACCCATTTCGAGACCTCATCACGGGTTGCGAAACCCTTCTCCGACAGTTCGCGGAACCCTTCCGAAACCCTTTCGTAACCCCATTTCAGATCGTCTGTAACGTATCCATCCGGCAGTCTGAAACAGCCGATCTGGTTCGTATGCGGCCCGACCATGAGATACAGCGCCAGCATGCGCGCGGTGTCCGACAGCCCGCCCGTGTCGTCACTCGTCCAGAACGTCGTATGCACAATCCCGTAGTCGCGCATTACTCCCCCGACCTCAATAAGCCCTTGCGTTTCAATATCTCGCCGCTGCGTTCCATCGCCAGGGCGAAGCGCTCATCGACGTATTCCTTGGTCATCCATGCCGGCCGCGGCACCTGGCCGTCGTAGACCGCATGGCAGTCGCTGCAGCCATAGGCGCCGCGCTCGTCGCGTGCCTTCAATCCCATGCCCTTGCCGGCGTCGTAGCTGTTCTCGTGGCACCAGACGACCGTTTCGGGGTTGTGGTTGCAGACCATGTGCAACTCGATCGTGCATTCCTCGCCTTTGGCGCTGGCGCGAATCGGCGTCGTCTTCGGCCGGCTGGCGCGCAGGCGCTTCTTGCCGCTCTTGAGCGCGGCCTTGTTCTCGGCTGGCGCGTGGCGCTTGAAACCCGATCGCTTCATCACTTTGGTGCCGGGCTTCAAGGTGCTGTTCCACGCTTTCATGCGGTCGCCTCATCAACGATTTGAATCCCGCGTGCGGTGCCAGCCGTGATACGGATGAAACCCTTCGCCTCCAGGCCGTGAAGATGTGCTTCGGCCGCATTCGATGACTTGAATCCGAAGTGGTCGGCGATCTCGCGGCGCGTCGGCGGATAGCCTTTTTCGGCAACGTGCTGGCGCACCCACGTCAGCACTTCCTGCTGCTTATCCGTCGGCTGGGTCGGCAGCGGACGTGTCATGCAATCTCTCCGATGGTCGCCAGCAAGTTGCGCTCGCCTTCGGATGCCGCCTCGATGCAGTTCTGCACCGCTGTCCGGAAATAGGACGGTTTCAGTTCGCTGCCGACGCCGCGGCGGCCCATCTTGAGCGCGCAATAGACCTCGCTCCCGATACCGAGAAACGGCGTATAGACCAGGTCATTCGGGTTCGTCCAGAGCTCGAGCGAGCGCTCGATCACGTCGAGCTGCAGCGGCGAGATATGCCGTTCATCGTCGCTTTCGCGCGCGTTGCGGTACTGGAGCGTCCGCGTCTGGTTGATGTCCATCCAGACCGGCGAGGCGTACTGCTGCCATTTATCGACCGGGAACTCCTCGGACGTATGGCTGACCGGCTCCGGGTTATCGCCCGGCTTGCGCATAACGACGAGATAGTCAGCGATGCCCTGGCGCGACACCGTGCTGTCCTTCTTGAGCTGCTTCCAGAGCAAGCCGAGCGCCTTGGTGCGCTGCATCGCGACGACGGGATCTTTCCAGATGCAGACCTCGGAGTGGTAGATGAAACCCGCCTCTTCGTGCGCGCGGATGATGTCGCCCCGGAAGTCCTTGATGCCGATGAAGCCGTCGCGTGCCTTCGACGTCGGCAGGTTCATGCAGTGGATCGCCACCAGACGGCCCGGCTTCATGATGCGAAACTGCTCGGCGATCAAGAACTTGTAGTGCTGCCAGAAGGTTGCATCGTCCGCGTTGTTGCCCATGTCGCGCTCGGAATTCGAGAACACGTACAGGCTGATGAACGGCGGCGAGTAGATGCTGAAGTCGATGCTGTTCGCCAGCAGCGTGCGCGCCAAGTCGACGCAATCGCAGTTGTAGAGCGCGAAATTGTCGGCAATGTGTTGGTCGAGAACCTGCATTTATGCGGCCTCCATCAGCCACGCCGGGATCTGGGCCGGCATAGTCGGGTTGTAAGATTCGGTGTTCGATGTGGCGCCGTGGATCTGGCGGCGGGTCAGCTCGCGCATAAAGGACACCATCTGCTCCGACATTTCGTCGTGCTGACGCTGTTTGCGCTCGATATTGGCCTTGACCGCGCCCTCGGCTTCCGACGTGATCAGGTGGACGTTCACGGACCTGGTTTGGCCGAATCGGTAGCTACGGCGCACCGCCTGGTAGTAAGACTCGAACGAGTCATCCATGCCGGCGAATGTCATGTTGGCGCAGTGTTGCCAGTTCAGGCCGTAACCGGCGATTGACGGCTTCGTGATGATCACGCGTGCGGCGCCGTGCGTGAACGCCATGATGCGGCGCTCTTTCTCCTCCGGAGCCATCGAGCCGGTGACTTCGACTGCGCCTGGGATCGCCTTGGAAAGTGCCTCAGACTCGTCGTTCAGGTGGCACCAGACGATATGCGGCTCCCGGTCCGATGTGGCGATCTCGGCCGCCAGCTTGACGCGATCGGCAAGGCTGTTGCGCTTTGCTTCGCGGCGCTCCGACAGTGTCTGCGCCGGCATGGGGATGAGATAGCCCTGCTCCGGTTCGGCGCCGTCGACGACGTGCTCATGCAGGCTCAGCGGCGGCAGCACGTAGCGCGAACCATCGAAGCCGATGTCGGCGGGGTTGCGAATGCAGATCGCCCATGTCGCCATCCATTCCCAGAACTTCGTCCGGCCGTGGCCCTTCAGTCGCCAATTCGAAGTGTCGCCGCCATCGTGCGTGAAGAACGTCGCCAGCATTTCCTGCATGCTCATCACGCCCAGGAACTGCGCCTGATTGCCAAGCTCGACGAAATCGTTCGGCGAAGGTGTCGCGGTGCACGATAGCCGGTACGGCGTATATTTGAAGGCGTCGATCAGGGCATTCCTGGTCGCGCTCGTGTGCGACTTCAGGATGCTCGACTCGTCCAGCACGGCGCCGACGAATGCGGACGGATCGAAGCGATCCAGCATCTCGTAATTCGTGATGTTGATACCCTTGCGAACCTGATCCTGGTTGCGGCAATAGTGGACATCGAATCCGAACTTTGCCGCCTCCTCGACCGTCTGCTGAGCGACGCACAACGGGGCAAGGATGATCAGATTCTTGTTTGTGTGCTCATGAACGCGTTGCGCCCAGGTGACCTGCTGCACCGTCTTTCCGAGTCCAGTGTCCTCGAACAGCGCGGCCCGTCCCCGCTTGAGTGCCCATTGGGTGCACGCAGCCTGAAAATCCATCAGGTGATCGCCGACGTCAGCGCAGTCGAAACCCGTTGCGATGTTGGAAACGAATTTCGACTTGATGAAATCGATGTAGGGATCGCTCATGCCGACTGCTCCAACATCAGCGGCGTCGGGTATGGACCGTCCTTCGCCAGCCAGCGATATTCGATTGACCGGCCGGCACGCATCGCCGCCTGAATCCCCTGCTCCATGCCCTTGCTGATCCCCTTGTCCATGTAGACGACGGTGGCGTGCGCAACCGAAACCCAGGCAAGACCTGCCGCGATGCCAAGAGCGCGCTGCTCAGGAACCAGGTCGTCGAGAATTCCAGGCTGCGTATAGAGCAAATGCGAGGCGATCGGCGCATCGCCCATCATCAGGGCATGCTTGACGCATTTGCGCGCGTACTCGACATTCCCATCAATGTCGCCGGCGTAGGGGCTTTCCAGAATCACCAGGCGCACGTTAGCCTCCCGATGCGGCCTGCACCGCCTTGAGTTGCTCGTTCGCTTCCTTGAGCTGTTCGATTACGACGCGAAGCTCGGCCTTCTCTATGCGCATGACGGCCAAGTCGTTTTCGAGAATGATGACCTGCTCTTTCAGCTCGTCGGCTTCCGTGCGATTGCAATAGACCAACGCGCGGGAAGCCATGAGACCGGAAAACATCCGTTCACGTGTAGTGGCGTTCGGATCGTTCTCGATGGCGAGAAGAATCTCGTCCATCGATGCATTGCCAGGGATGTAGGAATTCGAGCTCTGCATGATCAGATCCTCACCGGCATGGTGCAGATCACGCGCTGGCTGTCCGACAGGCGCACCGGGGTTTTGACGAGATCGTCCTTGTCGAACTCGATCGTCAAGTCGTCGCCCTCGACGGTCTTCAGGAACATGGCGAAGTCGTCGGAGAAAGCGCCGAACTGAAACCCGTCGCCCTTGTAGTCGAACGGCGCCGTCGCCTCGTTCTGGATGCCGACCAGCCGGACGGTGTTTTCGTCGCCAGTGTGGATCTGCACCTGGCTGCGGATCTTCCCGGAATCGGAAAAGGCGCTGACGAAGGAAATCGCCTCGAGCAGGCTCTTGCGGGTGATCTTGCCGGTGTTCTTGTACTGGCGGCCGAGGAACGGCTCGATCTTCATCGGCTTGTTCACCGCCAGCTTGAAATAGGCGCTCGCGTTCGGGCCGCGCAGTTCGACCTGCTCATTGCGCACGACCAGCGTCTTGAAGTGGCTGCCGACCATGTTGCGCGCGGTATCGACCGGAATGCAAATGCCGAATTCGGGCGCGAGGTGATCGACAGTCTCGACGCCGGCGCTCTTGCCGTCGGTGCCGAAGATGTGGATCTTGGTTCCAGTCGACAGCAACTGCACGCAGTTGAGCAGCGGGTTGACCTGGTTCGGCGAGCAGAACTGCGCGGCGAAGATCAGCTTCTCGGCCAGCGGTCCCCATTCCAGCTCCGTGACGATCACGTCATCCTTGACGAGTTGCGGATAGTCGGTCGCGTCCAGCGCGCCCAGGCGCGTCTTCGTATCGCCGAATTCGAGCGTCGCCTTCTTGTTCTTGACGGTCATCTTGACGTTGCCGTCCACGAACTGGGCGAACTTACGCAGCGCAACCGCTTCCAGGCAGACCGCGAACTCCTCGCCCTCGCAATCGAGCCAGTATTCGATTTGCGAACTATGCTGCGAGGCGGTGAACGTGACACGCTTACCCGTCGATTCGATCTTGACGTGCGTGAGGATGGCCAGCGGGCTCGTCTTGGCCGCGAATGGCGTTACGGCATCGATAGCCGCCTTGAATTCGGCTTTGTTGAAGATCATGGCTTCTCCCTTGGTTATTCGGTGAGTGCTTCGATGAGGCTGTGCTGACAGATAGGCACGCGAACCGGATGGATTTCGATGCCCGAAAAATTGCATTTGCGCGTCGCGTCGAGTCGCTCAAGCCGGCCGGCGGCGATCAGGCAGTTGACCGCGCGCGAAACGGTATTGGCTTCGATTCGCTTGTCTTCCGGGACATCGCGCTGGAAGAGCTGGCGATAGATCACCTTGATCTCAGAAAGCGACATGTCGCTTTCGCTGGCGCGCACGATCGCTTCGATGCGGTCGTTCTGTGATTTCAGCATCGCAACCGGCATGTTTCGCCATGCGCGGATGGATGTGCCCTGAACGGCTGTTTTCATTCTTCTCCCCTCAGCAGACGCACTCTTCGAGCGCCCAATCCTGGAATTCCAACAAGCGGCACGATGACGTTGGCGCTTCGAGCGCGCTCTGCCAAACGACGTCGTAGCTACGGTGATGCGGCGGCATGTCGACGACACGGCGCACGTCGCCGTTGACTCCGCGGTACCAGCGGCCGACCTTGATCGGCAGGCCGCCTTCCGGCCGGGCTTTGCGTT